TAGCAACTCCTCTAACTGTATTCTGAAAACGGTTAAACCTAAATGATAACCGTTCTTAAAATCAGGAGATGCAAATCGTAGTGGATTATCCTGCATCTTTTATTACCACCTCAAATGCTTTATAATTATTTACATTTCTTATTTGCTTAAAATCTACCACGCAGTTTCCGTACTTACGCATCATCCAAAAAGCAACAAATTTAACTGGCATTGAAAAACTATATTGTTTGCTTTCGGTGTAAACCACGATATAACAATCGTAATATTTGTTTATAAATTCCCAAAACGTCATTATGCGTACCTCGTATCTGCTCGTTGAACTTTACAACTAACCAATTTAAATCCATTACAAGATTTCATTAGCACAGCTTTATCATTATTCCATGTATCTAACTTCTTGTAAAGTCTTTTCCAAGTCTTGTTATCATTATTCCATCTGAAACCGTATTGCTTTACGGTGTCTTTTGAATCAAATGCTACGGCAATCTCAATTTCTAATGTCGCATTATTCGCACTCATATCAAGTTCCTGCAAAGAACGTGTGCGAACTAAAACAGCGAGCAAGGCTAACACATCATTTACTGCTCTGTGTGCATTGTAGAATAAACCGATGTTATACATAAGCATTTCAAGACTGTGTTTTGTAGCACCTTTAGATAACCAATCCACTTCTGTTAGACTGTCTGCCCACGGTTTACCTTTTAATTCAGGAAATGTCTTTTCTACAAACTTTCTATCGAATGATGCGTTGTGAGCGACAATCAGATATTTATCTGTCGGTAGATAATCTTTAAAATCATCATAGGATAAAGACTTACCTCTAACCATTTCAGCAGTAATGCCTGTAATTTTTGTGATACTGTCACTTATTGCGTTATTTACAGGTTCACGGAATTTATCAAACACCTTGTCGATGCTGACTATACAATTATTTTCAACATTATAAGTAATTGTAACAAAAGCAAGCTCAATAATCTCATCGCTTGTTTTAATGCCTGTTGTCTCTGTATCAAGTATAACCATGTGTTTGTTCTGCGGATTATTAGCTAAATCCTTTTTAAAAACAATCGGCTCAAATCTGACTTCATCACCTCTAATGTCGAGATAATGTTCAAGCGGATTTTGCTCGATAACTCTGTATCGTTCAGGGAATTTTCGTATCTTTTCTAACAGTTCTTCTGTAATTTCATTAGCCATTAAACACCTCTTTCATTTCTTTTAAATCCCATACTTTCTGATTATCAGAGCCACGATACGGCAAAGTATGTGTAGCATCCTTATCATACCGACCGTCAACCAAATAGTCAAATGTTCTTTTTAAATCGTCTACAAACCACCTGTCTTGTTCTTCAAGCTCTTTTAACGTGTAACCAGTATAAACCCACAGCTTTATGTGAGGATGGCTTTCTTTGAGCATTTTAGCCACTTCTAGCACCCATTCTCTATTGCCGAGAGATAAAGGATCGCCACCACTGAATGTCAGACGCTTAATAAACTTTCTGTTCAGTAATTGTCTAATATCAAATATCGTATCATGTGTAAACGGTTTGCCCGCATGAAACGACCACGTATCTTTGTTGAAACAGTTTTTGCAGTAGTGGGTACAGCCTGCAACAAACACAGTCATTCCGAAACCTAATCCGTTATGACATTCGGTATCTTCTATACCCATGTAATTACCGAAATTTATCTTATAAACCATAATGTTACCTTAAACCTTTACAAAAAAGGGTATGGCGAACCATACCCAAAGTGAGGACAACAAATGAACGAATTTTAATCTAATACACTGGCTTTAAACTCTAATTTAGGTGCAGACTCCTTAACCTCTAATGTCTTATCAACAATCTTCTTTTCATCATCGGTAAGCATGTCGTATGCTTTCTTTGATAAAGTGTGAGAGACTTTAAACAGTTCTCCTACATTTACAAAGTTTTCATCAAGTTCACGAGCGACTTCATCGAATGTGCTTTCTACGACCTTGGTTGTATAAGACTTTGTGAAAATCAGTTCGCCACCATCCACTTTAGCCTTGTTCTTACCAACGGTGCTTTCAGCAAAGTTCTTTTCTACGAGTTCTTTACGTAAAGCCATTTCCTGTGCTTTGATGTATTCTAACAGTTCTGCGGTCTGTCTCCACGCTGTTAAAGTATCGCCTGACTTAATCTTTTCTGAAATTTCTTCTTTCGCTAATTCTACTAAAGTACACATAATTTTACTTCCTTTGTTTGTGTTAAAACCTTTATTTGTGACTGCTCTCACCTCAACATTTACCACCTAACATCAAGGCGAGAGACTTATTCTTTAATATCCTTTAATATCCTCTAATATCAGGGAATTTATCATCATAGCTATATGGTTCATCATCGCTATAATAATCTTCCAAACGTTCTTTAGCTATATCGAACAAACGTAATGACTCTTTATCACTGTTGTATAAAATATGCTCTGCAACATTTTCCATAAGTTCATCGAAATCATCACGATAGATAAACTCTACATCCTGTCTTGGATTGATGCCTGTAACTTCTTCAATAATGTTAGCAAGCATCTGTGCATCCTTATCTTCATTAAAAAGTTCGATAGAATCTTCTGAATCATCAGACATAATACCGAGTTCATTTTCAAAGAGGTCTGCAAAATCTTTAATAAAAGCACGATCAAAATCATCGTTTTCATCATAGTAACTCATAATGTTTTTCTCCTGTATCAACTGAATATGTGTTCATTATATCAAGTCGCTTTTAGTCTGTCAACTAGCGTTCTCAACTTTTTTATACACAAATTAAATTTTGTGATTATACTCAAATGTTTTTGTAAATCAAATCTCTCAACTCGTGCTTTTTTATGAACCTTTATGATACGTGAACATCGTTCTATATCCTCTGAATTTCCTATATCTATAAGACCTATTACTTTATGAGGATATACTATCAATCCGTAGAATGTTTTAACATCTCTGTAATGCAGAGCTATGTTTAACGCCTCGGCTTGTGTTTTTCCAACTTCTAAAAACTTTTGTACGTACTTAGGACTTAGACCATACGCACAGCAGGCGTTTTGAAAGCTGTCAAATTTTTCTAGTCTATATACAACTGGTACATTATGATTTACATGGGGCATAATCATTTACCCTCGTTTGAATAAAATTGTACCGAAATAGGGATATTACTAGAAAACACAAGACGCTGATCAACCATAACATCACCGATGCTAGTATCTTTTATAACACTGACTTCTATTCTAGCTATTCTGTTACCTAACAGCCTGATTGCACTTTCAATAAGCATAGCACCACCGATTATATAAACGTTCTTATTAGGGTATGTGTCACAATATTTTAATGCAGTCTCTAGCGATGTGCAGAAATATAAATCTGTATTAGTGTTATTCTCTCTTTGTGTAATGACGTAATCATCGTTCATGCTCACAACAATGTTGATTCTGTTTGGCAATGGTTTTGAGCCGATACTCTCAAAAGTCTTTCTACCCATAATAACAATATTATCTGTTGTAGCTTGTTTAAATTCCTGTAAATCATCCTTGCACTTCCACGGTATTATATTGTCTTTGCCAATAAAACCCAATAAATTCTGTGCAAACTTGATAATAATCATTTTTATCCCCTTTAAGTTACAATGGTTTTATATAAATCTCAACTTTACCGTTATTCTTTTCAACACCACGGCTGTTCCATTCCTCGTGAATAACATGTTTTGTATTATCATCCTCTAATACACCGTATTCAACGAGAGCGTCTAAAAAGAATTTACTTGTAACACTGGCTATATTCATACCATCATGCCTGCGGTTGTCACCTAATGTAATCTCATAGTCTATATTGACAACATTCATTTTGGGTAACTGTAAAATTTCATCACGTAACAACCGTTTATATTCCACTTTTGCCTTGTTCAGCACTTGATAATGTGCATTTCTGTAATCGTTCATGTTGAGCATAAATTTCTTTTTTCCAACATAAACGAATAATGGACTATCAATTACAAAACACTGGCTTTCCTCATCGAACCTCATCCAAGCCTCGTATATCTAATAACTTGTAACAAACACTTCTAGTCTTGTATGCAGAGTATGACATAGCTTTAGAAATTGGCTCTAACGCACCCTCTAAAACAAGTTTTTCTAGTGTAGCTAAAATACCTTTAGTATAACCGTATTTATATCGAACAAATATTTTTTGTGATGATAACACGTAATTTAAATAACTAATCGGAACAACACAATCTCTCCGCATAATCTGAATAGTCTTAGCAGGTATATTGGTTGCGTTACACAACAATACAAAATCACTTGAAACCAAAAAGCGTTTCATATAATCAAGGATTGTTGTACTCATGGTATTTTCAGCGTTACCTGTCAAGGCTGTTTCACCGTTGTTAATCATATCATATACGTTTGCAATATCTTGAAAAACTATTCTACTTGCCCATGCCATGTGCTGAATATTGATAACAGGATCACTATATCTCTGGCATACAGCACACAAACCTGCGAGTTTTAATATCTTTAACTGGCATCTATTCCAAGCCTGTCTAAAGTGTTCTCTGTCACCTGATTGGTCTAGCATCTCCATACACCAGTTTTCTAACATCATATTAAATTCATCTGCACTATCATCTAAGCGTATCTGAATAAAACGTGATGCCGTAATTGCAGTTCCGTGACCTGATAATGAACGTTCCTGACATAATAATTCGTTCAGCTTGTCTAGCACATAATCAGGGCAAGGAATACCAAAAGTTGTTTTATTCTGCGGAACTGCACCGCCTTTATAGGTAATTGTTGTAAAACGGCTTAAAAATCCGTCTGATGCCATATCAGGTGTTATAGCGTCTGCGATACCGCTTATTGTTGTTTCACCAACAATACTAAATGCAGGAGCGTAAGTTTCAGTAAAATTGTTTTCAGCATTACTGTATGTCATAGCTGACAGCATATCGCTTTCAGCAGAGCCAGTGTATAAACGTAAATACTGTGACCGTAAACTTTGTGCTGAAACATTTTTTGAGTTCTCACTCATTTCAGCAAGATTTTTACCAAACTCTTTTTGGAAATTCACAAAACTTGCGTACTGCGGTATATCAAGGTTAAAGGCGTTATTTGCTCGACCAGTCTTAGAACCTGCCTCCTGTAAACATCTTTTTACAAGTGCCTGTCCTGACGCAAAATCATCGTCTACAACATGTCTACGGAAATCCGTTTCAGCATAACGCTTTTTAAGCTGAACTGATAAATCGTTCTTTGTAGTGTGTAAACCCTCTTTACCTATACCACTTCTAGCACATAAAATAATATAGTTATTCAATCCTGTTGCGGTAGGTAACTGCCACATCTTTCCTACAATACCGCTAATTATAGCAATCACACTTGTTAGACTTACCTCTAAAATAGGCTTGATACGTGATTCATAACTCCACTTGGTAAGTTCGTATAACAATCCGCTTGATGTAGGAGGAATAATCATAGCGTTTAAATTTGTAATACTAAAACCTTTTGTGCAGACAAAACCCTTATCAATAAGTCTTTTATATGATATATCTTTATCGGAATTAAACAGCATAAACTGACTGCTGATAGCAACATTTGCTCGCTTTAACTGCTGTGCGACACCTGTGGCGTATAAGGTATCACAAAACATATTCTCTACGGTGTATGACGGATCAGTCTTTTCGTTCTGCCATTTAGAATTGACAAGTACAGTTTCAACATCACGATTTATATAATCTCTGTTGATAAATTCATCAATTAAAGCCTTACGTTCAGCCTCTTTTTCTTTTGCTTTACGGTCTGTAATACGCTCTACAATTTCTTCAGGACAAATTGTTTTAGGTTGTTCGTTAACAGTATCGGTAACTGTAGGATTATCAACGACTATATCCTCGTTACGTTCACTTTCTCTGATACGTAAAATCATTCTATCGAGATAGTCTGTTCTCGTTGCTTTTGGTCTGCGAGCCAGTTCAGATAATGAGAAAATACCCTTAACAATTAAATCGTTTTTACAATATCTTGCAATCAGCGACATAAGTCTGAAATCAGCCTCGGACTGACTAGGGAATGTTAATGTATTGTTTTCGTTGTAAACTGTTTTGTTCACATCGTTTTCATAGGTGTAATTGCATCTACCCTCAAACAAATCGTTGATAGTTTCCCAATCCGGACAAGTTATTAGTTCGCAGAGATAGTAGTTAACCTCGCAACTAAACTCGTCTGAATTATCAAACTTAAATTCAGTGTCAATATCAACATCGGCTTTATGGTCAACAGGTGATTTTAAGATTGCACATAACTCGTCAAGTTCAGCCTGACGGTTTTCAATCTTATTTGTCTTGCTAACCATTTCTTCTGTAACAACCACAAATCTATCTTCGGAGTACATTTCAAAACCGACAATGCCGAGTTCTTTATGTTTTGTACCGCTACGAATACCACTTGCACCTGTACCTTTTGTATTAGGATATTTTACAGGATCTATCTTGCCCTCGATAATTACATGATAGCCGTTACCTGATACAGAGCGTTCTGTGTAGGAATTAAACTTCTGAATCCATGAGTCTTGATAAGCAATTTCAGCTTGTGTAGTATCTGCCTTGCGGTCAAAATCAATGATTGTGCAAGGACAATTCTTTGTAAAAACAAAACCCATGCACAACTGCTTTTCTCTATTAACAGGAAACAGCATTAAGGCATTACGACAAATCTTATCGACCATTTCATAGGTTAACCAACCATTTCTAAACGCTTCGGTAGACGCCGTATTAACCAAATCACCTGTATAACGTTTTGAGTTATCATCGGCAATAGTGTAGCTGTAATAGAGCCACAAATCATCGCTAGGACTTATATAATCTTCGTTATCCTTATCAAAATAATGTGGATAAACAGCTAATACTTTATCTATCCACTTCTTTGTGACAATAACAGGTATCTTTTCGCCAACTTTAGCAAAACATAATACCCACTGTTTTAATTCTTTTAATTTGTCAAAATTCATTATTTATCATCCTGTGTTTGAAATTCGTAACGGACTATCCTATTATATCCTCTCATAGATTTAACTGCAATCCTTTTAGGTTCTTTCATTTTGCCTTGCAGACACATAACTAATAGTTCTTGGGTATCTTTAGGCTTATAATCAGTCTTGTTACGATAATCTATCCAAACCTGTGCAGATTTAGCAGAAAAACTTTTTTCACTTTCTAGGTTCACCCAGTCTTTTGCTATTGCCTGAATACCGCTGAAATACGTAGCCAACAACTGTACTCCGTTCTTAGTGTTGATTTTAGCGTAACTCACTCTAGTTACATCAAACTCTTTTTCATCTTCCGTCTGTTGTTTTTTCTTAATAATTTCCTTTAAACTTGCATGTGCGGTCAAGTTTGTTGTCTTAGGAAATTCGTAATCACAACTCGGACAATGTGTAGCACTCGCAGGCACATACGTATGACATTTAGGACACACCTTTACAGGTGCTTGACCTGCTTCACCGTGTTCACCCTTTTTCTTCTTTTTCATCGGAACAGGATCGTTGATACAACCTAGTCTTGCTACGTTACCTGCAAAATCCAACACCAAACAATTTTCTTTATTCGGACTGTAACGTATTCCTCTACCGCAAGCCTGAATGTATAAAGATACGCTCTGTGTTGGTCTTAACATAACTAAGCAATCAATATCAGGGAAATTAAACCCTGTTGATAGAACGTTAACATTTGCTACTGCTCTATATTTACCGCTTTTAAACCCCTCGATACGTTCTTTTCTTGTTGTCATATCGAGTTCGCCACTAATAACCGTACTCGGAATATCATGCTCGTTTAAAAAATCGCATACGTGTTCAGCATGTTCAATACCTGTGCAGAATATCAACCAATGCTTTCGGTCTTTTGCCAATTTAATTGTCTCTGTGAGAGCAAGCCTTGTGACTTCTGCTTTGTCTACGGCGTTCTGCAATTCCTTTTCTATATACTCACCACCTCTAGTACCAACGTCTGAAACGTCAATCTGAAATTCAGGTCTACGAGGAACAGCATCGCACAAATAATGATTTTCGATTAACCACTGAAAATTATCAACCGTACACATATTGTAAACAATATCATCGAATATGCCGTTTTCGGTGATTAAACCACAATCTAGTCTGTACGGTGTGCCTGTAAAGCCAACTACTTTGAGTTTAGGATTTATTTCTTTTAAACCTTTTATTAAACGTCTGTATGTAGTTTCCTCTCTAACAGGAACTAGGTGACATTCATCAATAACGATACAATTAACCTTACCAAATTCTTTATAGTTCTTTGCTATACTCTGTACCCCACAGCAGATAATCTTGTTTTGCGTACATTTGGCTTTAAGACTCGCAGAGTATATGCCTATATTAGCACCCTGCCACACATCAACAATCGCTTGATAATCCTGTTCTATGAGTTCTTTTACATGTGTTACCACAAGGATTTTTGACATTCTATCGCCGTATCTCTCGTAACACGTTTTTATGAAAAAACCCATTGTCGGACTTTTGCCTGAACCTACTGGCATCACAACAACAGGATTGCCTTGATTTTGATTGTTCTTCCAATAATCGAAAATGCTGTTTACCGCATCTACTTGATATTGTCTAGGTGTTATCATTTGTTGTTACTTCTCCTTAATTTCCACAGGGATATAGCAATCCTCATTAAACTCTAATTCTAACTGACATTTATTTTCTTGTACGTTAAACAACTCACATGTTCTGCAATTATGTGGTAAAGGCTTTTTATCGAAACAATACTTGTTAAGGCTACACATCTTGCATGTAACAAACTTGATACTATCATGGAGTGTTGATGGAGGTGTCTGTGATAAAGCCTTTTCAATTCTATCGTTTAAATTCCTTATAACCCATTCATCATCACGATGTATCAGAGTGGCGTGTATTTCGTCTGTATTCTTATTCACAGCCATGAACAGTGTATTCCATAAGGTAGGCTCAACCGTTCGATTCTCGCACGATTTAGCAAGGGTATTTAACGTGTCTTGTGAATACTTACACATGCAATACATATTAACCTTGCACTGATTTTCGTACCCTTTAAAGTTCAGCATATCTGTGCTAACAAACTGCTTAAATCTGCTGTCATTCATTGTCTTAAATTCGAGCATAACTAATTCATCAGGACAATCAGGGGTGCCGACCGCTAATCCGTCAATACTGCCTGCAAACACACCGTCTTTATATCCGAACTGTTTGCCGTTATCATCAAACCATGTGATACATCCGATTGCTCTTAGCATCGCATGAAAACGTGCCTCCTCTAAGTGACCTCGATTAAATAATCTAATCATTCTAGCGTCTATTGTATTCTGATTGCACCCACGATAATTTAGCCATATCTTTCTAAGGCATGTTTCACCGATAACACTTGCACCTAAATGGTCACGTAAACCGTCTTTTTTGTCTGCTTTATAAGCATCGTGCATCTGCGGTAGGATTATCTGTTCCTGTCTTTTAAATTCAGCACCGTTGTCTGATTCTATTTGTTCTTTTATAGCATTTAATGTTTTTTCTGCTGTTACATTCATGTGTTTATCCTGTATTCTGCACCTATAAAAAAGGGCATTATTACATGCCCTTTAACGACCAAGTTAACGACTAAGTTAAGTTAGAATGGTAAATCATCTAATTCGTTCTTTGGTGGTGTAGGTTCTTTTGAAACGTTATTAACTGGCGTACTGTTAAAATTGTTACCACCAAAATTATTGTTGCCTAAACCACCTGTCATTGAAACGCTGTTTACAAGTTTTGCCTGTTCAGCGAGTTCTGCCTCCTTTTCCTTAATTACTTTCTGTAAATAAGTAAAATCTTTTCCGATACTTGTAGCAGGTAAACCTTTCCAAATTTCGATACCGCTTTGCTTATTCTTGTTATACATAAAATACAGAGCATACTTAGGGTATATCTGACCGTTAGAACCCGTGTTTTCACCAGTCTTTACGATACCCATGTAGATACGCTTATTACACAAGGCTTTGTACTGACGGATTGGCTTACCATCATAACCAATGACTTCTGTACCATCTTTCTTAGTCATATTGGTTTCCTCGCAACCATTACGATTATCGGTGATAAGTAACAGTTGGAAGATTTTTGTTTTTGCCTTTTCGTTAGTTTCATCTAAACTAAAATTAACCTTGAACTTGCCTAACACATCTTCTGCCTTTGAGTATGCTACGCAAGTACATTCGATAATATCATTTGTAGCACCTGTATTGCTGTTTGTGAGAGTCTTTACAATAGCAGAACTAATCTCACAAGCGTACATTCCTGAACCTACCCATTCAAGCTCTTTAGTATCAACAAAGTTTCCACCGTTAGAGCCTGTGTCTAACATTTTTGTGACCTGATCATCAGTAGCGTTTATATTAAGATTCATAATCTTTCCTTTAAATTGTTAACAATGTGAATAAATCGTATTATATTTTACAGGATTTGTCAATCCTTTTGTTCGTCTTTTGATTCCGCATTTTTCTTCAATTCTTCTAATTCGGCTCGTCTTTTCTTAAATAAGTCTACAATTATAGAACTTTCTGCCATATTCATTTTAGGTTTGATTTCTTTGAAATACGCACCTAGTTTTTGAGTATCGTTGATATTAAGCAGTTCAGTCTTAATATCCTCTAACGGCGTGTATGAAATTGCTACAACATCCTCAACAGCCTTTTCAACCTTTTTTACGGTAGGCTGTGCAATAACGTTTGTGTACTGACTTGCAGGCTCGTTGCTGATTTCTCGTGCCTCCTCGGTTGTTATTACACCTTGTAGCACATCAGGGAATATATCTCGGAACGCATAAGTCTTGGCTCTCTGACTAGCCATTCTTTCAGGATATTTCGCCCACACGCCCTTACCTAATAAACCTGCTCTCTGTGCCTGCTGTAATGAGAATGTGCGTGTTTCAGGCTTACTCATGTCTTTACGTTTGATTGTGCAGATAGCCGTGTTAGTGGCATAGTCAAAAGATTCCTCTTTGTAATCCATTAACCCTGACTTGTAGATAATCGCACCTAAAGCATCGCCCCATACTGTCATTTTGCCGTTAACAATCATTGTGCAATCGAGAGCTAATTTTGCACCGATACCCAGTGATTCACCATAGCTTATACACGCCATAGCCTCGTCTAACTTCTGCTCGGAAATTTTATTATTGACCTTATCATCAACATAACGAGCAGGCAACACACCGTGTTCAAAACAGAAACGCAACTTCTCACGATACGCTTTTTGTTCGTCAATACTTAAAGTCTCTAAAGGTTTTGCAGGTGGATTTTCTAAGTCTATGTCTGCTACAATCACATCATTCTTTTCTTTTACCATAAATTACTCCTTGTAGTCAGGTAAGTCGTTTAACGCCATGATATTCTTAATATCCATACTGGATATAACGTTTTGCAATTCCAAAATTTTATCAGCTATAGTTCTGCTATTAAAACACGATATTGCCACAAAAAACAACTTTAATTCTCTAGGGTCGGGATAAAACTTTTTCAGTAGTTTAATCATATACACCTTTGAATTGTTTTTATGATAAGCACTTCCTAAATATCCTGCAAGAGCAAAAAGAGCGTCAGGAATTAAAAATATATTGTGCTTAATTCTCTTAACAACATCCTCGACTTCTTCCGGAACTTTATCATCAAAAGAACTGACAACTATATCAACTGCTGGCTGATTTCCGTGTTTTACCTTGTATTCAGCAAACATAATTTCGCAGAATGACGGTGTTTTAAGCAGTAAATACTGGTCATTTTTAAACACGTATAACTGATTTGAATATCGCTTAATTGCCATATTTGAATAAATGTCGATGCTGATAATTTTTGACTCGGCATTTTGAAAACGTATATCGTTCTTATTTAATCGTTCAATAAGTGTTTTGCTATGAATTTCGTTAAACACATCGCTATAATCTTTCATGTAATATCTACCGTTGTATTTTGCAAGAACCTTATTAACAGGAACGCCCTGTTCCATAACCTTTACAAACACAACCTTTGCTAAATCTCTAATAATCATGTGTTCTCCTAATCTAAAAACATAATATCGCTGTTATCAAATTCAAAGTCCGTATCACCGTTTAAGAGGCGTAACTTAACTTCGGGTAATATCTTGCTATCCATAAAATCTGAAAACTTATCTGTATCTTTATTGCACTTGTACCAATATGTATAAATAGTGTTAACCGTGTAACCAGTTACTTTTGACAAAGTTCTAGCAGGAACTACTTTTCCGTGATACATAATTTTGCAGTTACCGTTACTAAACATTTGCTCTTTCTGTAAATCGTTCTTAAATGGTATTTCGTTTAAACCCCATGTTTTTACAACTTTATCGTTTGGGATTAAGACTATGTTATTAGTAAATCCACCCTCTGATAAAAAACCGTTATTCTTTGAGACTACTCCCATAACGCTTTCCCAATCGATAACCCCATCAATTATTTGTTTTGCTAGATAGTTGTTCAAGACAGCATACGAAACATCTCTAATCTTCTTCATTTACGACTCCATATTTTTCCATGTTCATTAGTATTTTATGCAATTCCTCTATTGTTTGCATCATACTAATAAATAAATCTTTATTTGTATCACATATTTTATAAAATAGTTTTTGTTTTAAACACATTAATTCTGCGATTGGTTTATTGTCACTGTTATAAAATTTCATTTTTAACAACGGTACTATAAACTCTGTTTTTCTCAAATCGTTCATATACTGTTGATAATTACATGATATTAAATCAGACAATATTTTGACAGAACGTTTTATATTATCCTGATTTTCTAGTATCACATCATGTAATTTATTAACAACTGGCTTATCCCATTCAGCAACGCCTAATTTTATATGCTCAATTTGTTTAGGCGTGATACCTATATATTTATATAGCACTGTTGGTTTTATGTGTATCAAGTGACAAATGTTAATCAAGTCGGCATAATTCAACAGTGTCATATCGTAGTTTGTGTAGTAAAGCATTTTATTCCTTACAGCGGTAAATCTTCATAATCCTTATCAAGTCTTAATCTCACAAGTCTAGGGAATCTGAATTTGCCGTTAACTGTAATTTCACGATAACCCACTTGAATGATTTTTCCGATATATTTATCTTTGTTATCGTAAAGTTCTTTTCTGAACTCCATATCTGACATATCAGGTTGTAACAGGAACGATGCTACTTTACCCATTTTAGTTTTGATAGAACCCGCAACGTTTTCGTATTTACCGTTGCCCTTGTTTATATCGTCTATACGGATGTCGGCAAATTTTTCAGGAACGACTTTTATCCAGTTATTTCTAGCAACTTCACGTAAGACAATTCCCTCATATCCGAGTTCGTTAGCCTTTTTGAGTAATGCTCTTATAGTATCTGCGGTAGGGTCTACAACTCTGCCGATAAACAATCTTGTATCAACACGGTCAGGCGTAAGCTCATAAAACATGCTTTGATTGAAAGGTATATCAGGTTCTTTACTGTTATTGAGCATAGAAGATGTCGTGTTAAAGTCCTTGTAAAAGAACTCTGCATCATCAAACTTAAAACGTTCAAGATTATGCTTTACGAGTTCTGATTTACGTGAGTAGATACGACCGTCTTTACCACGAATACATCTAATACCGTCAATTTTGTAAGTTGCGACAAAAATTCCTTTTAGGTCTGTATCTTCCCAATAGTTAGCCTTAATCCACTTTGTACCATCATCTAATATCTTAGTTGTCATAATAATTCCTTTTGATAAAACTTGTTTGTGAAAACAAGTGATATTATACGACAAGTATTATACATCGTCAATAGTTATTTTTAATATTTTTAATTTTGTAAATAGTTTGAGCAAAAAAAATGCCCACTCAAAAGAGTGGGCAAAATGGAGTATAACACATGATTAACGAATTTGGAAAGCACACCTAGCACTATACCAACAGGAAAGCAATTAATAAACACAATGCCGATGTGCTTTCTAAATTCTAGGTGAGATACAGGTAGCTAAGGAGAAAACAATGAAAGAAAAAACTACCTGTATCTCCTGCCTATTTTATTTTACTTTGCATAGGCGGGCAAAGTAGGAGTATATATTTAAAAATACCAATCATCTTCGGGTATCTTTTCGTTTTCTTTAATTCTATCGTATATGCTCTTATAATAACACACTCCACATATAATTGCAAGAACTATTAAAGAAATAATTGCGATACCCATAAAATTCTCCAAAATTTTGGCGGTGAGTGCAGGGATCGAACCTGCAAAACGCTTTTCAACGTTTACGGATTAGCAATCCGCTGTAATACCATTATACGAACTCACCTGTTAATGGCGGTAGATAAAGGACTCGAACCTTTAAGCCGTTTCCGACAGACAGTTTTCAAGACTGTTGCATTTACCAACTCTGCCAATCTACCACATCGGTAATGGTTAGTGTGGATTCTATCGGCTGATCGTTTCCAATCCTACCACTGTAATATCCATGTACCCTATATTACGTAATTCAAATATTTAGGATATTACATTATCTTATCCTCTGCAATTTTCTACGGAGGCTCTAACCATTAGTATGCACTATCGTATTAAACAATAACGCATAGTAATGGTGGGGCGTACAGGAATTGAACCTGTTATTACCTCCCTCTCTTTGTACTTAAACAAAGAAGAGATAACGGAGATGATGATAACCATTGTCACTAACGCCCCAAATATCCGTTGATTACACTGGCTCAACGGAAAGCCTTGATAACCACAAGCAATAAGCAAATGGTCTAGTAAATGGTGGAGAGAGGTGGAGTCGAACCAACCGAACCACGAGGGAACAGATTTACAGTCTGTCGCATTTACCGTTCTGCAATCTCTCCTATATCACAGCGATAGGAATCGAGCCAACGACCTATGGTATCTTCAGTCCATCGCTCTACCATTGAGCTACATCATCAATTTATCGTGTACGGTTATTTTTCACGATGATACCGCAAAACATCTCAATGCCTTGATTGCAAGAATCAAGTCCTCTTAAACTGGCTGGGGCAGGTGGGTACGATCCACCGCATGACGGTATCAAAAACCGTTGCCTTACCAACTTGGCTATACCCCAAATTCATTATAGAGTGCATTTTACCAACCATAAGGGAGTAGCATCTTTCGGATCGGATATAAGTATTACAAGGTAAAATGCACTTTATAACAAACTTGTGTGACGTAAAAAGACTTTCTGAAAAATCGCCACTTTAAAGACATTCCGGAATATCTTTAAATATTTTCATTTCAAAAGACCCTTTCTGCTACACTTCCATTGTGACAAGTCAATGGTCAAACGTGATGAGTGGGTTCGTTACTACTAAGCAGGAGTTAGACTTAGTAATGGTTTGCAATCAGCTAAACCATGATTAGTATTATACACGGTTTTTAAGTTTATGCAAATCTTTTTTAAAAAAATTTTCTAATCGTATGCAAAATAATCAGAAAATTAGATCCACTTCAAAATTGTATCGCCTTTATATCCCTTTTCCCATACAAACCATGCGTAACACATCATGCTACCATTTTTAGATTTAATCCCATCTTTCTCACATTTTATTCGTTCGCTAAAAATAAAAACAAATTTAGGTGGATGTTCATAAAACAATGATTTACGAGATTTGCTTTCTAAAAACTGTATTCTTTGTAACGAGCATAAATACTCGCCGTTCTGCAATATATTGTTTAAGCCGTGTTCTATAAACTGTTGTGAATGTTTGAAAGGTGGATTTTCAACAATCATAATCGTTTCGTGTTTGGGAACGCAACGCTCCACAAAACGATAATCTTTTAATATTGTGTTTTGCCAACCTCTGTCAACAATGTCATATCCGATAACTTTTCTACCAGTATCTTCAAAAACATTTGCTATTGAACCTCTGCCAACTGAACTGTCAATTATGGTCGCAGGTATAGGAATATAATTTTCAGCTAATTTTTCAATTAGCTTTTTTACGGCAAAAGGATCAGTCTCATAAAAATCGTCTTGCTGTCGGTCTTGTCTCGCTCTAACGCCAAAACTTTTAAAGCCACTATCACTCATTCTAATCACCGTTTAATTTTCTTCTTATAAAATGTTTCATTAAAATTTTTTCGTGTTTTTCTTTGTCGTGCTTTTTTACAAATTTTTCTAACTCACCCATCACTTCAAGCAGACATCTGTAACGTTCAGTAGATGTTACCATGCTAGATAATAAATCGCCTGCCTGCTCTACATTTAATCTAAGTGTTATTTCTTTCACATCTGATTCGGTCTGTGTTTTTGCCATTACTCATCTCTCATTATATAAAATCTTTAATGTTGAACTTATACTTATGGTCGGTATTATCAATTACTATGTCAGCATCTATAACATCTGTTAGCAGTTCTGATTCGTGCTTTGATGATTTAATTGTGCTGTTATTGATAACCTTGACAACCTTAACGTTATAATCTGTAAGATTATACAAATCGTACAGCTTTATATAGTCTACAACGTCTAACTCATTTGGAAAACGATAATCGGTAATCAGATAATAATTGTAGTCAGTATTCACGATTCTAGTTGCTACAAATTTTATCCAATAATCCTTATCAACATGTTTCCGTATTATATCTGTACCGAATCGTTGCAGGATTTCTCTCATTGTTGTGCCGTTAGCGGTAAATGGCTGTTCATTCAATTTCCATTTGTCGACTTCCTCTATCGGCATATCGAATAGAGTGCTGATAAAGGATTTCAGTTTGTATGCAAAAGACAATTCAAGAACGGTTTTATGCTCGCTTGTTAACGCCTTGTTTAACTCACGAGCAATATAATTTTTACCTGATTGTGCTTTACCAGTAAACAGATAAATAGTCTTTATATTGCTCATAGATTTTATCCTAACCAAACGTGAATACAATTCAAACCATCGGTAATTTTGTGTACTTCTCTGAACGGAAAATCGCATATAAGAAAATCGTTTCTCTTACCGCTTTTAACAATGTTATTACAATGTACCTCTAACGTTAGATTAGGACTAACAACGCACAGCAAATCAAAAAATTTCATTCCAAATTACCCAAACCCTTTTTATCACATAACTGACGTAAGATTGTAAGCATCGCTCGTTTAAAATGAGCATCTACATTATACTCGTTTATTAAATCCATTTCATTTTTAATCAGAACTTCCTGCTCTGATGTACTCATGGCGTAGAATAACTTTCTCATTCGCTTAATTATTCTAAAACCTTTATGAGTAACTTTCTGAATATCCTGTAAATCGTTAGCTTTAATTTTGTACCACAACTCTCTTGAAGTATCAATCATAAGTTGTGAATAGTGTTTACCTAGTCTAATCTTTTCCTCTGTCGGCAGAGAGGTTAATTTGTGAGTGTTCATGTTTCGCTATCCTTAATAATCTCTTTACAACGCTTGTATATCCATGTTTTGAGTTTGTTAAAGCTGTCTAATTGTGAACCTGTTATAAGATAATCATCAATAATGCTTAACCATATCTTGTATCTGAACAATAGTTCATAATCGTCTAAATTTTTACCATTAACAAGTTTTAAAAGCTCAAAAATTGCAAATCTAACCTCATAAACTGTAACGTCTACGTTTATTTTATCAATATAATTCCACAGTGACATTAGAGCAAGATAACCGTGTTCTAAACCGTTTAATTCAACTGATTTATCCATTCATTTAACCTCTTTTCTAATTTCTCTGATAGTTCACCAACAGTATTGTCTAAAGACATTCCTAAAGTGTCTACCACAACATAAAATTCCTGCAAATTAGTTTCGGTTCTTAATTTATTAACCTTGTCTGACAACAGTTCTAAATCGGCTGGATATAACTTTGTTTCCTCTTGTAACGATACTAGTAAACTTGCTAAAGTTCTATTTGGATTTAAACCGCTGATTTTGCAATAAAAGCTATACAGATACAAAAATATTGTCTGATTCGCCAACTTACTTATTTTCATTGTTCATCCTTAAACATATCTTGCTGTACCACACCTTGTTGCTGAACATCGCTAAACGGTAACGATGCCTGCTGTGTAATAAATTCGTTCTCATCTACAAAAATATCATCGTGAACGGATTTGGTAATTATTGCATTATCAACAACCGTATCAGAACTTTCGATAATACCAAATTTAGACAGTTCTTCATCAACATCATGCGGATGGTTATCAGCATCGGGATCACCGACCATTCTGTTTAACATGATAGAATCTTTAATAACTGTTTTGAAATAATCTTCGGGAACAACGTAATATCTAGTCATTTTCTTCTCCTTTGTAATTAGCCAATTCGTGAATCTTTTTCAGAAATTCCTTTCTATGAGTCAAAACCTTTTTCGTTTCAAAAAAGTCGATAATATCCCAAATCTGAATAGCTAACTTATCAGCACACATATCAACATACATACAAATATCGTGTAAACAGCTTTTCTTTTCATCAAGCGTTTGAGGTGTGGTGCAAGCACTGGCTATAACAGGTCTTGAACCGTTTAACAATCCTATCATGTGATTGTATGTGTAAAACAAGTCAAAAAGGTATTTCTGATAATCGCCTGTCGCATGATTAAGTTGTTTTCTCAAAACGTCACGCTGTTGTATCATTTGCTTTTCTTGATAATCAATTTCATCAATGATGTGATTTATTGCTCTATCATAATCAAAATCTTCCGTAGCATCCAACCACCACTCATAGATGTTATTTTCCAAATCGCCCCAAAAATTTCTATTGTTTGCAAGTATTGAAATCTGTTCTAACATTTATTTTCTCCATCATAAGAACCTGCTAAATAACCACGTAAAAACGCTCTAATATCATTATTAGAAACACTGTGTTCGTCTAATAAACTTAACACATCATGTATTGCTTGTCGCTTCTGACATGACTTAGTAACCAAAAATATTTCGTCAGGATCATCATCCACAAGATAAACCTTTCCATCGCCTGTAAGCAAATCTGCTGGGTTAAATTCCTGCTCAAATATAGGATTGTTTGAAATATATTCGTTGTCTTTATAATAATTTTTTAACAGATTTAACCTCTGTCCGTCATTGTAGATACGCTTAAATAATTCTTCTTCAACCTTATAATATCTCATTTTTTACTCCTATTTAAAATCATCCTCTGTCGCTTTACCTGCTTTGCAATCTTCAAACAGTTTTTTCATTCGTTTTGAATTGCTGTCATTATCATACAGTTTTTCCCAAAGACTTGCAATAATATCGTCTTTTCTGTCTTTATAATAATGAATATAGTCAGTATCAATAACTACAGTATCGCCATATTTTATTTCAATGTTATACACTAATGAATCTAACAATTTAGCATCTTTTTCAGCAATATTATTGCAAAAATTTTCATACCCAGTCGAAGAAAACCATTGTCCGTAAGTTTTAATGTCAATGTACTTTCGTATTCTTGGCAATACACAAATCCATTCTCTCAATGTGTTAAACTTAGGCATAATTATTTCCCTTGTTCGTAAAGTTCCTGAATATTATCACTATACATTCTTAGATTTTTTGCACTCTCGCTAAGAAGATTAGCCTCGGCATGAACCATTTTTTCATAACGGTCTATCGTTTTATGACATATCTCAATTTCTCGGTTTGCTATTTTTAACTCATTTTCAAGCCGTTCAACCTGCATAACTAAATCATCTATTTCAGCCATTAGTGTGCCTCGCTTATATCAATTTTCATGTTCAGCCACAAACGTTCGTCTTTTAAACACGCTTTATAACCGTCTAAAAACTGTTGTGCATTATCACTACAAACAGAATTTCTGTTTAAAAGGTGTGTAACACGGTCTATTGCATTTATATCATCTGAAAGCTCTCTGTATCTTTCTAATAAATCGTTATTCTTTTCAGTCAACGTCTGTCTTAATTTTTCTTCTAAATCACTCATTTTTTACTCCTGTAGTCTTGCAACTCTTTTAACCATGAGATTAAGCACTCATATATCATCAGTTCTTCTGCCATATCGCCATTAGTATCACCTAAAGAATAGATTTTATAAAAATACTCTAAATGCTCGATATACTCCTCTAAAGACATTGGTTTTTCCTCATCCATATAGCCTACCTATTAAAAAATCTAACACAATAATCTTCTCGTTCGTGCATAAGGATAAAATCAAATATCCTACCCATTTGTTCAGCTGTAAAGTTAGTGCCATACACTAAAACCGTTTTAGGTCTACGACCTGTTAAAAAGAACTCATCAGGTCTACCGACTGCAATATTCATTTTAAAAATGTTTTTAGACTTTAAGTTAAAAACTTCGAACGTGTCGTGAATTACATTAGCTTTCAGACAGTCGTTGTCAACATCCTTTAGCATTTCCATTAACATATTCCATATCGGTGCTTTTAGCTGTGCCATCATTTCACCTGCACTAACGATGATAACGACTTGTTCTTCTATGAAGTTTGATTTACCATTATCAAGTTTATTTTGAATATAATCTCGTAAAAAGTCAACAAGTTCGTATCTATCCATGTACTTTTACTCCGAACGGAATCCAACCAATGGTATCGTCAAGATATAATTCATAATCGTTAAATAATTCTGTAAAAGTATATATATCGTTAGCTATATAAGCATAACAACAACAATCAATAAATTTAACACCTGTGAGCATCGACTTTTCGTAATTATACGTATAGCCTTTTCGTCTAAATTTTATAATATCTCCAATCGTAAAGTATTCTAAAAATTGATCAATGGTACGAAACTGTGCGTATTTTTCAGTAGGTGGCAATAAATCTTCATCAGCAATAAAATACATACCGGCTGATGGTTCGCCATAACAATTAAATTTAAAGCAATAGTCGGTTTTGCCTGATTCGTCAACGCCTGTGATTTTACCGTGGTAACACCACTTGTTTAAATCTGTTAATTCATGTAAACAATATGCAAAATATCCAGTCTTACCCACAAAACTTTTATTAGCTTCTAAAACTGTTTTGATTACAGATCTGTCTTTAATTCTAGGGTCTAACTCTAACATAATCACTCCTACTATTTAAAATACGCTCTAGCAACATTTGTTGTGTAGTTGTAGCCTTTATTTGACCGTTTTGTTTCATCGACAGCATTGTTATAGTCTTTAACAATGTTGTATAGTGTATTCCAACCGTCTTTTGTCTCTCTGTCATTGTATTCTGATAATGATGCTTTTAACAATAATTCTTCTATCTTTTTATTGTCAGAATACCTAATATCCTTTATAGGATTTCTCTCATCAAACTCTTTTGTTTGATCAACAACGTCAAAAAACATACACAAGAAAATTTTAATCAGCATAAAAAGACCGATTATTGATATTACACATATCAATACGGTAACACAACCAACAATGATGTTTATCATAATATCCATATTTAATCCTTAACGCTTAACAGTGCATTACCACATGTGATTCTATCTGCATCTTCTTCCTTTGACGGAATGAATACTATTACCTGCCAACCCTCGGCTAATAACGGCTCTTCAAACTGTTTATACACATCGTACTTATAATACCCATCAGCGGTGTTAATGCCGTTATCAGTAGCCTCATGTGTTTCATGGATTGGTGTAATTTTAACGATGAATTTATCCTTATCAAACAGTCTTGACAGTTCTTTAGGATCTAAGACTGTATCAGTCGTAACAGGAAAATTCAATGTGTATTTTCTACCAACAGGCATTGGCAAATCTCGGCAAATTTCAGATATTTCAGCTAATGATAAAGACTGACCTCTGAACAAATCATTACGCTGATTTTCATCGGTAGAATTTATTGATAACTGTAAACCTGCCTCACCTGCATAAACATCGTTTTTGATAGAACAAAAATCTTTTAAAATCTGTCTTAACTTTTCCTTGCCTAAACCTTTTGGTAACATTGTTGTGAATACTGGGTGTATCACATCTGCTTTCATGTGAGTGTTTACAATATCACGCAAATCATTTACTAAAAATCTGAATACACATTCTGCATTAAATGCAGGTTCACCCATACGAGCCAAGTGTAAATTAAAACGCTTTGTGTACTTACAACCGCTGAACTTAATAGCGTTAATTACTTCCTCTGCAAGTTCTTCTCGTGAGATATTACCCTTGAATTTAACTTTAGGACAGTCGCAGAACTTACACTTCATAGGACAACCTTTTTGGGTAGAGATTGTGACAACGAATTTATCTGCTAAATCTACCTCGTGATGCGGAACGGAATTTATTTCTTTTGTAAAACCTAAAAAGTCAGCCTTGATATTATTTTCCTTACCATAATCGCCTACATACAGATATTCCATTGTCTTATCAGTATCGCAAAAGATAACACCAGTATGAGTTTTAAATTCCTTAATCATAATTACTAATTACTCCTTAAAACTAATTAAAATCTTGTTCACTTTTATGTTCGTCATTCTTAATATAGGTTACAACAATCTGCAAAAATCTACCATTATCAAGTGTATTGCCACCTTCACCTGACAGATATTTAATATCAGTTACCACATGTGTTTTACAAAAATCCTCAATATCACTCAAAATAATACTTCTATCAATACTACTATACGCATTTCCAAAAGTTTTTACAGTCAATCCATTAAAACCTTTTTCCACTACTTACTCCTTAATCAATTCAATATAAGCCTTTTTATTATAGCTATCGTACATAGTCGCTTTACCGAACCTGTACTTAACGCCATTTAACTGTTCAAGTATCTGTTTATCTTCTTCACATTCTTTGTGAGTTTTCTGAACGTCAACTCGATTTTCGTCTTTTTCAAAAAATCCTGTTGGAATCCAATAAACTTTACACGGAATTGTAACAGAGCCATTATTATCTGACAATAGTTTTGCATTATTTATTTGATGTGGATCACTAGGCTTTTTATTATGAAAGATATGATAAATTGACGCTGTACTACTAGCACTAGAGATAACAGCAGAACTAACGGCAGAACCAACTGCATGTGCGTCACTAACGCAAGCTAATGTGATAATTGCTAAAACGATTATTTTCATTCTTCTTCCTTGGTTTTTAGTTCGACTTCGTATAACATACAGCCACCCATAGAGTGAAAATGAATCTGAATGACAACCTTTTTCAGTTCATAATCCAAATATTTTGCATAATCATCTACATTGAGTTTTTTGCCGTTATCTAACTTAAATGTAGCTAAACCGATATAAAAACACTCTGCATCCTCAATACGACCGCTGTCTATTTCACGTTGTATAAATTCGTCTAACGTCATGTTTATTAGTCCTCTGCTTCGTTATCCAACCACCAAAAATCTGTTTCATTGTAGGTTGTTGGCAATTCCTCAACCTGCAACTCGCCACAATACAGCATATCGTATGGCTCTGAATACTCGTGCGGATTCTGATATTTTTCTTTAAAAGCATTTGCTTTTTCTTCTGAATCAAAAATACAAATCAAGTCTTTTTGAGGGATAGCGTCACCGAACCCACCATCCTCATCCCAACAGTGAAAAACACCATACATCTTATTCATAAGTTTATTCCTTTAAGTATTTAATACAGTATTCTTTATCATTTACGTTTTGCATGCAACTACCATACAAATCTTCGTCAGTTTTATATGTAACACCACTCATTATTGTGAAAAATATAAACGAAAGAACCGTTATTATAATTAAACCACCAACTATTTCCCCATCATCAATTTTTTCTTTATACCTAATAGTCAAATAAAAACCTATTACTGCGAACAAACTTAATAAACCAAAAATAAGACTCCACATAAATTACTCCTCAACCCCGAATACTCGCCAATTACCATCGCTGTCTTTCCACCGATAATAATCAAACAGTGTTTGTAAGGAAAATTCATGCGAACCAAAACAAACTGCAAACGTATCATCAGGAGCGTGAAAATATCCAACAATCTGAAAACATGATTCTTTATTATCAACAATGTTTTTCATCGTTACCCACTGACCGAAAACCCCATTGTTAAACATCTTTATAAATTCGTCTTTTGTTAACGGTCTATACTTAACTTCTTTTAAAAGGGATTCAGGGATAAAAAAGCGATAAAATCCATTACCAGCATCGAATAGATTATCAGTAACAGTATCATCGTCAATCGCCACTAAAACTGATTTTTTACATCTACTCAAATCTGTTAAATCGGCAAAATAATCAGTGAAATAACCTGTTTTACCAACGTATTTATCATCATACTGTCTGTATGACTGAACATCGGAAAAATCCTTAATTCTCTTATCTAACTCGTTACGTATAACTGTCATATTATTCTTCCTCCACTGTTTCAATGTCTTGCTTTGCTTTTTCTTCCAACCTGTTTGCTCTGTATAACCGATTATCTTTTTCCCAATCATCAGAGCCGTGATTTCTACAAGTTTTGTCAACAGCTTTTGCACCTCGGTACTGTTTACGATGTTCTTTGCCGTGTTCAATGGCTTTGTCTAGTGTCATAGTGTTTTATCCTAACGCTTTTCGTAACCTGTCGTATACTTCTTTGCTAAATTCATCCTCGGTTTCTAATTTAATAATATCGGATTTTTCTTCGATTTTAATAACTTCTGCAAACCTGTATAGCAACTCACGAACATCTAAATAATATTCTTTATGAGCTACAATAACACCATTTTGAATCCATCCGTCTGTTATTTCTAAAGTGTTTTTAAGTTTCTTTTTAAATTCATCACTGGCTCTAATCATATTTACTCCTGTTATTCCAACACTATCACATTAGTTAAATAATCGTCTTTGTTTATATCGTTATGCCAATAGCCATTTAACTGTTTTATCGGCTTTTTACCGCCTTGTGTTAGTTCGTGGAGTGATGTTATTCTGATTTTACTACTAACTAGCTTATAATCATCACCGTCACGAACAACAATTTGCTCAATTCCTTTGAGCATACCGCAGTCTTTTGCTCTTTCTAAAAAATCTATAATGTCATTTATAGCAGAAACATAATATGATTCAACACCTTGATCTTTCAGCTTTGATTTTAAACGCTCGATTTCTGCTTCTTGTTCTCTAACCTTTTGTTGTAATCTTGCATTTTCGATGCTACCCAAAACGCCCATGTTTTGTAAAAACTGATCGTCAAACAACATAACTACTCCTCCATGCCAAATGGCTTCCATTCTCCGTTGGTGCAAATTTCATAATCTTTAAATAAATTTTCTAAAAAATATCCTATGTTTATTAGCATTATTCTTCCTGTTGTTCTTTTGTCTTGAATATCTTCTTCACCATTATCAATAACATATCCGGTATACATAACATGAAATTCTTGTCCTTGTCTATTTCTGAACGTGATAACTTCGCCTATTTCATGCTGGTCTACCCATTCTGCAAGGGTATAAGGTCTGTATTTCTTTTCAACAGACTTTAATAATTTTTCAGGAATGAAAAATCTGTAATAACCAATACGTTCATTCCCATTTTTGTCTCTTGCTTTGAAACAATGGTCTTCACTCTCACCATTAATATTTACCAATGTTCCGTAATCACATTCTATTAAATCTTGTGTTTGAACGAAGTCGTCAAAAAAGAACCCTTTGCAACCGATAAAATCATGATCATTGTGTATAATTGTTTGAATATCGTCTATGCTTTTAATTCTATCGTCTAACTTAAAGTTTGATTTTACTGTCATGTTATTTACCCCCTAAAACCACAATCCACTCATTTGAACAACGTCTAGTCACAACAAGAAATTCATGTAAAATTTTTCTATCACCGTATTTAGCAATAGTTTCATAATCAAGTTTATAATCCCTGTGCGAAATTTTAAAACTCAATTTAAAGCCTGTTGGTTGCACTATAACAGTGTATAAAACATTGTTTTCTTTGTAATGTTTGTCATACCATTCTCTGAAAGTTATTCGATTATCGTTGTTATCTTTTTTCTTAAACCAAAACATTGTTTATCTCTCCACTTACTTATCCACTCTCGGATTTTCTGAATCGTCTAAACCTACAACAAATTTTTTCAAAAGATACTGTACTCGTTCTTTAGAAAACGGAAATTCAGCAGTTCCCAGTTTTTTCCAACTATGCTTAAAATCACCTCGGCTATCAAACGAACCACAAATAAAATATATTTTTAAATAATCTTCTTTATCTTGACGTTCTTCATCAGTTTCAGAATTTATGCGGTTTTGCCATTCTATATATTCTTTTAGTTCTTCTATTGTTCTCACGTTATCAGCAGGAATAAAATAACGATATGCCCAGTGATTGTCACATACGAAACACATATCACCGCCATAATCTAAATCGGTTAAATAGAGTAATTTACCGTATTTAATGCCGTTAGAACCCTCTAAGTCTTTGAAATTCTGTATAGAATTTGCAAAGTAACCCATCTTGCCAACGTCTTTTTCATTAGCGGTTATGACGGTTTTTATATCTTCAATATCGTAAATTCTAGCGTCAAGTTCTATAGGTATGTTGTTCAGTTTCATTGTTACTTCTCCCTAATTCCGAAAGGACACCATGTATCTTTCAGCTTAATTTCAAAATTTTCAAAAACGGATTTTGGTTCATACGCATAAGAACCTAACCATATCTTTTTGAGTTCTAGTGTCTCCAAATCGTAATCTATTCTCGTACAAAAACACTGTATGATATTCTTAGGGTATTTCTTTTCTCTTATGGTTAGTACCTTACCGACTAAACCACCGAACTCGCCAACATCAAGAACGTTTGCAAATTTTCTGTAACCACTGTCTAATTCAGATTTAGAATTGGATTTTAATGCGTATAATGGTAAAAAATAACGGAATTTTGCTATGCCATTGTATTCAAAACAAGCATCAGTATTATCAACAATGTTTGTTAATTTTCCTGTTTGTAGCTTGCGTAAATCACAAAATCTCTCAATATTATCACCGAAATAACCTATCTCGTTGATAAGTTTATATTCAGAACCTTTGATATTATTAAAGGCTTTTATATCCTCAATAGACCGTATTCTGCGGTCGAGCATTGTTAAACTAATCATGTATAACTCCTAATAGTTTTAAGTGTTTACGTGTTGTTATTTTATCAACCTGCAAGTTTTTCAGCAAGACAAAAAATGCGAATATTCGATTGATTTCTGACTCGCTTAACATTTTTTCGTAAAACGGATTTTTTAAGTCATGCAAAACGTTTTTCATCCAATGTTTTAAAACATAATCAGGAATTTCTTCTGTAAAACGGATTAAGCGAGTTAGAGTGTTATCTGACATATTTAGCAAACCGAATATTGCTAGGTGCAGGTAACGATTAAATAATTCGTAATGTAATTCGTAATGGTCGAGTGGTCGCATCTGCCGTAATTTAAGTCGGTTCATAGTTCTATATCCGCTGTAATGGTTATTTCCCAATCAAAATCATCATCGTCTGTAACTCTATCAACATAAGAATTGCCAACACAACTATCTAACATTTGCTGATCAAATACGTTATTGAACGTATCAAAATCAGTATCTTCATATAATCTAAAATTCATGTGTTCATAACCGTCAATATCAGAAATGCGAACTCTAACCTTTTCTAAAAGCACTTGCTCCGTATGTTTTATGCGTTCTAAAAATTCTCTTACTGTCTCTCGTGTATGAACATAAGATAAATGCTGTATAGATTTATCACCATGTTTTTGTCGCTCGTCTGTGTTCTTTGCAACAATTCGCATAAGATTGTATGCTCGATTAAAGCCTAACTCGTATGCCTGCTTAACAGAAATGTTTTCAGCGTCTTTACAATCTGTTCTAAACCAATTTTTCATCGCAATATCTTTTTTATTTACCATAAACGTACCTCATTTTTATTATTTCCTCGTAACCTGAATGATACTTTGGAAAGCGTTTATGTAATACTTCAAACAATCTGTCCGCACGTCTTTTACGAATCTCTGTCTGAATAAAGGACTCTGTATAAAAAATCATCCGCTTGATGCCTGCTATTTTAGATAATTGATGTTTGTAATAGCCTTCATCAGAGTACCACTTACTAAGCTCTTGTGCCTCCTTTAATTCTTTTTCTAAAATGGATTTTAAGAACTTTAAATCTCTTTTTGCATCTGATAATCTACCCATTATTATCTCCTTATCCAAACGGATTTTACACACAACAATATTCTTCGTCAACACTTGGCTGAATATTTATTTTGAATCTAAAATCACAAGCCATAATATCGAAACCACTAACAATCCAGTCTTTATACATCTGATAATGCGGTAATTTTGTAATGTCTGCCCACGTTCTATCGGTAATAGTCAACACAACTTCCTCTAAAGAATCATCAAGATCACCGCCTTTAGGTATCATCTGCACATACACCTCGATAAACGGATCTTCACGGCAGGTATCAATAAGCATCTCGACAAGTTCATGTAACGTTCTATAAGCCATATTCAACTCCTATAATGTAATATTCTTTAATAAACCTATTGAACAATTTACAAGTTTTAACATTTCAGCTTGTGTTAGACAATCCTTTTCTGACAAACCGAATTTAACTCTATTTAAATTGTCTAATACACAGACTATGTTTGTCAAACGTTCATTATCAGAGTGTACTATTATTTTTAGGTTGGTCAGTTCCATTCCGTCATCACCGAATTTTAAGGAATCTGTTACTTCCTCAACGTCTGCATCCATAAACGGAATTAAATCATTTATGCGAGTTAAGTATGAATAATTTGGATTTCTGATGTAAACCCCAAAAGCAAAATCAGGTGCTTTGTTAAACTGGTCTACAGTGAGTTTTCTGCTATCTAAATAATCTCTTAATTTAATCATTGTTGTCTCCTAAGTAATGTTTTAATCAACATCTCGAACGCAAACGAATAAAGTATCATTATGTGCGTTTAAAATAACAACTTCATCGTCTTGACAAATCTCATAGGCTTTTGATTTTAAAAGTTCCTGCCTTGAATTGCACTTGCCCATAAATACATGCTTTTTACCATCCCAAAAACGGATTTCTATTTTGCCTGATAAGGCGTGAACAATGTCTCTCAAACGGATAATCATAAACCCTCCTGAATTGCTATCTATTCTGTTCTAACTCATAGTTAGTGTAGTTATACCCAGTGTTATTGCAAGGCGTGTTAATCGCCCAAATAAAGGCTAAGAATGAGCCAATTAAAAAGTATGTACGTCTGTAACTTGTGCTTCTCATATAACTAATTGCTAGATATACGGAAATAAACAAAAGTAATACTGACAAAAACATTATGTTTACTCCTTAAAATTAGCTACAACATCTTCAAAAATGGTATATACGACTTCTACAGTCTTTGTATCGAGGTTAATCTTAGACAGATATTCACCATCACATAAAGCCTCCATACCAGCCTTACAAATATCACCAATGGTCACATCACAATCTTTGCGACATTCGTAAACATCAGTCAATACGTCAATCGCATCATCTGCATATTCAGCCAGATGCTTATTTTGACAGCAGTTTGTGATTACTTCTTCAATTTCAAACAGCATATCATTGTACTTACAAGTTCTTTCAAATTCGTTCATGGTTAAATCCTCTAATCAATTACTTCTAATTCGTTAATCTATGTATTCATTTTACTAAAGTTTATTTCAATAGTCAACAAAAATTTTATACCAAAATCGGATTTGTGATAGTTGTCACTTTTTCAATTTCTGACATAGCTACATCGTAATACTTTTTGTCTATCTCATAGCCTATAAACTGCCGACCTGTGAGCATACACGCTATTGCCGTACTGCCACACCCGACAAACGGATCTAAAACAATCTCATTTTCTTTAGTGCTATTCAGAATTAAATGTTTTAATAATTCAACAGGTTTTTCAGTAGGATGTAATTTATTTCCTAGCTTGTTACGATATTCGAGTACAGTATTACTACCTAGCATGTTAATGTTCTTTGCACCACCTTTTCTAAGCATAAGGATAAACTCGGCTCTGTTCATGTAATACTTGTTAGGAACGGAATTTTGCTTTACCCAAACTAATAGATTTTGATAAATAAAGCCTGCTTTTAATGCTTCTGTAGTAAGTTCATTTAATCTTCTACCCGAACAGAAAATATAAGCGTGTGATTTAGGTTTAAGCACTCTATACACATCAGACAGCCAATCGGAAAATTTAATCGAATTATGGTCAAAAACTCTACCGTGTTTAACGTTAGATAATTCGCTATGTTTATTCCCTAGCATACCGCCTAAAGGTTTTGTGCAACCGCCTTGTACTATAAGATAAGGGGGATCGGTAACTAATAAGTCAATAGAGTTATCGGAAACGGATTTTAATTCCTGTTTCATATCAGAATTTTTAAGTGTAATCATAGCAACCTCTAAAGGGGGTATATACAAAAAGTTAAACGGTCATATACCCCGAAAACGGATTTTAATTATTAGATTCAAAAAGGGATTCTTCATCAAGTTCAACAGTCTCAACGGTAACATTATCTTTATTTGTAATGTCTTTCCCTAAAATTGCGAACTTTACTTTCCAACGTAAATAAGCCGGAGAGCGTAAAACCTCCTCAATTTTCTTTAATCTTTCCACAGGATTTTTATTTTCCTTTAAAATCTTTGCGACAGTAGTTCTTGAAACACAATAATGCTTTTCAATTTCCCTAACACTGGTAAATTCTTTATTACCAATCATATAATGATGCTTTAAATCCTTTGTTAAAGCGTCTTTTATACTAAAGTTGCGGTTTAATCGTAAAGATACCGTATTATTTTTTACACCCCAGTATTCCGCACGTTCTTTGTGAGACTTAAACTTGTTACCCAAGTGATCCTCACATTCTTTTTCTACAGACTGCACAGGTGTATTCAGAATTTTATCTAAATTCCATCCCTGTTTCAGTCTATGAAAATATGTCGGCTTATCAATTCCGTATTCCTTGCATAACTCATAGATATTTCTATAATGTTTGCCACCGTAATTTACGCCACCGCTTTTATACGTGCGAGAGTTTGTTGTTAAAGCTCGTTCTAAATCCCATTTATAACGGAGTCTCGCTCGGACAGTCACCGCATCAATACCATAGTAATCGCACATGTCGTTAAAAGATGGAAATTCATTTCCTAAATGATCGCAAACGTTCTTTTTTGCCATATTCACCTCGATAGATATTTGTTAAATGATGTTTGAAATTATAATAGAAATAAAAGTTCATGTCAACAAAATTTTAATAAAATTTAATTTAACCGTAAAGAAACCCAACTGCCTAAATGAACACGGCAACCGAAATGGATTTTGTGCAAAAGGGGGGGGTCAAGCCAAATGAAAAGGGCAATCAGCCTAAATGGATAGTGCCGACCCACCGCCCGACCCTGCCGACCTGTGCCAAGAGCCAATGAACCGGAAACCTAGCGACCTACTGGGTGAATGTGACCTGCATCACTATTTTAGTCCGGCTATTTAGTAAACGGATTTTAAAAATTCATTCCTATATAGATGTATAAACCGCAAAAGTGACTTATATCACAAATTTCAAACTTACTATTGACAAATAAAAACTGTTATGCAATAATGACATCATGTTGATAACACATAAGGAATTAAACAAATGAATAAAACAGAATTAAAAAACAGATTATCTAAAATTATTGATAGTTTTGAAAGCAGTTATGATGCGGATGATTATTATGAATTAACATCTCGATATGGGTGTGATTGTGATCCCGAATGTAAAATTTATCAGTTAGAAGAATTAAACGATCTATATTGCGGTTATACAGTCTTAAATATTTTAGATGAATTAAAAGACATAGATACTGGAGATACATATTTTTGTTACACTATTTATGGTATAGAGTCTTTTACATGCTTTAGGGATATTAAGCGTCATTTAGAATATGAAAAGATTGTCGATATTATCCTAAAAGATATTGATATTTTCTTAGATTGTGATTTTTATAGTTCAGAATTGACCGATCTTCAAAATGAATTATATGATGATGAAATAACAGAAGATTAAAATTATTGTTGACAATTTAAAATGATAGGTATATAATGTACCTATCTTTTGAAAACAGGAGTTAAAGATATGGAAAAGAATTTAATTGCAAAGTGTGTTGATATTGTTAAACAAGGGGATATTGAAGATCGTTATCCTTTTGAAATGAGTGTGTATTTAATATACGATAACGGCACTTGTGAAAACGATGAAATGTATCAAATGTCATGCGATGATATGGAATTTGTAACAGGTATGAAAATTGAAGAATTAAACGGATTATCTGATATTGAAATTGCTAGAATTATTGCGGAAAATTCCCATCCATACGGCATCGGAGATGAACAGGATGTGTATGATTATTATTCTAGCGGATTACGTTATTATTCTAATACTATTGCTATTAAATTATAGGTGACTATATGAACAAAATTACAGATGATATTGAAAAATTAGCTACTGAATGTACTAACAAATTACAAGATTTAACAGGCTATAACTATGTAATTAAACCATCCACAGGAGGCACAATACAGTTAGATATTTATGAGTCTTTAGAAGATAGTGATCTCTATTTAGCAAACATCACATATAAATCAAGACATGATTTGTATGATAGATTAGTGATATTCAAAAACAGTTTAGATATACTAAATTTGATAACTGATAATAATACTAGACAAGCTGTAGAATGTTACCTGTTTAACATTTTCAATACTTACTAAAATTTATTGTTGACAAATGGATTTTATTATCGTAAAATATGGTTATCAATTTGGTTAAGGAGCAAACACAAATGAAATTTTTTAAAAATACTGAATGTGCATTAAAAGAAGATTTAGAAAGTCTTGTAAAAAATAGTATGAATCTAGATACTTTTATCAAATTGTATAACTATGATAATACTAATAGCATAATACCATTTTCAGAAATAGATCGCTTTATGCAGGATATTATTTTTGATTGTTACGGCAATTATGATTTAATACTCGCAAATATTAAGAAGCTAAAAGAAATCAAACAACAATTAAAAGCGAATGATTTTGATATTTTTACAGAAGATCATGATGATCAATCGGACTTGTATTTTATTATAAACGGAAATGATATAAAGGATTATTTCTTTGCACATGAATTTGAAAATTTATATGAAGATGAATCCACAAGTAACAAGTTATTATTAGATGCTTGTGAACTTGTAATTAACAATATACTTGCAAGTTATAAAGCGTATTTATCACTTGTTGAAAGGATGAATAAAATTAATGATGTGAAAAATGATGTTACTATCAGATTAGAAAACCTGTTACGCTGTTATGATGAATTATGCAAACTTGAAAAATAATCAAAATATTTGTTGACAATTAAAATAAGATATAGTAATATATACTATATCTTATGAAACAGGGAGCAAACACAATGGATAATCAGATAATTAAAAAAGTATTAAATGCTATGTTTGATAACGGATTAGAAAGTTTTATTGAAAAAATGGTTTTCAGTAAAGCTAGATATAAGGATGATTATTTTAAAAAGTATTTCAAGACTAATGATAAAATCTATTATTTAACTTATAATCAGTATTCTAATATGGTATGTAGTAATATTGAAATAGAATTACAAGAAATTGATGAAGATTTGATCGGTTATACTCCTGTAGACTCTGAAAGAATTGTGCTTTATGATACAGTGAACGATGCTTGGGATAGTTTTAGATCTAAACATGATGATGATAATTTAACGGATTCTGAAATGGATGCTTTATATGAAGATGAATACAAAGACATTATTTTTGAAGATGTGATAGATATTCTATCAAATTATTGTTATTAACTGTTGACAAAAGAAAAATTATATAGTATCATGTATAACATCAAATAACAAATGGAGTTGAACAAATGAACACATCAATTATAAAACATGCTAACGTACGTAACATTAAAGACAAAACTGTTGTTGATGTTGATTACGGATTGGAATATATAAAAGGAAATAGGGATGCATATTTCTTTATAACCGGCACTGAATATCATGCAAATAAAAACGGTGAACGTGATGCAAGGCGTAAAGATTGTATTCAGTGCGGAGCAATAGGAGAATATATTTGTACCTTAAACAAAAATTTTGAAGATTTAAATCACTTTCATGGTAGATATGCGGATGGATCTCCATTATATCCTGTTGAAAATGGTTTGTTTTGGTTAGGTTGCACTAAATATGAAGCGTTTAATTTAAAATACGTGTGTGAACATTTTATGATAAATGAACAGGAGGCATACAGACTTAAAGATATTATTCATTCAGAAATGGATGATAATAAAAAGCGTGAAATTTTACAAAATATTATTGATACTGAATATAAAAGTAAATGGTTAGCGGAGGCAAAACGGATTCGAGATAAGTATAACTTGTGGTAAAAAATTTAAAATAACTATTGACAATACAAAAAGGATAGAATATAATGTATCTATCCTTTAGAAACAAAGCGAGTTTAACACAAAAAGGAATTATTATGGAAACTATTAAAGAAGTACGACAGGATATTAAAAACAAATTAGAAGCTATAAATCAAGATGATTACATGGTAGAAAATGACTTAAAATTAGTATTTGCTCCATCCTGTGGTAAATATCGTATCGAATTAACAGGGAGTGTAAACAAGGTATTTTTTGCACATAATCTCCGTGAATACAAGCTATGTTTATATAATTTTCACTCTTTAACTTGGATTTTGAGTAGACATTATAAGAATCCTAACACTGATGATGTTTTATCTATACAAAGTGTTATTGAACTTTTGGAGCATTGCGGATTTTATTATTATTGTTAAATTTTAAAAATAGTTGTTGACAAATAAATTAAGATAGTGTATCATAACACTATCTTATAAAGAAAACCTAACAGGAGTACCAAAAAATGGGATGGGATGGAATTTATATCAGTGAACCGCACAAAACTGTATCTGAAAAGTTATCTGTATATTTCAAGTATCACGGATTTTGTGAAAATGAAGTTGTAAAAGCTACTATCAAAAATGGTGTTGTTTACGGAGCAATCCGGAACTTAAAAACAAATGATGTATGGGCTATGGTTAGTTTGTTAAAATTCAGAAAGGATGGATGGCAAACTGAAATGCTAGTAAAAAATATGAGTGAAGATATGATGCCGTATTATTTTGATTGCCCTAAAGCTATACTTGATTTATTGACAAAAACTGATAATGAACATTCTAACGAATGGAGAAAAAGATGCTATGAACAGTTAGCAAACCAAAAGGAAAAAGCAAAAGTAAAAAAGAGTCCATATATTTTTGTAAAATCCGGTATTAGATTTAGCATGGGTTGTACTTATCATGTGTTTGAAAAAGATTCTACTATGCGAACTAAATATCATACCTTTGAAACAGGATATGGATTAAGAATCAGTCATATAAATGATTTTGATGTGCAGTACATATCAGAAGAACAATATTTAAGATGTAAGGATGCATATTATAAGATTAGGGATGCTAAAATTTTAGTAGAGTATGAAAAGACTAACGATCCGGAAATGATTAAATTATCACAATTAGAATTATGTGATGTATATCAAAATATTATAAATCAGACTGAATAATTATTGACAAATAAAACTAGATAGATTAAAATAAATCTATCTAGTTAGCAAGGGAGTTATATTATGGGATATGAAGTAAGGGATGTGTTTGATATATTAGAAAAAGAATTAACAGATTATTTTTTGTCTTTACCTGTTGAAAAGCAAGTACCATTAATAAATGAATATTATAACACTATTAAAATTATAAAATTAACAGATTGTCTATCAGATGATCAAATGGAAAATTTTTATAAAAAAGTTGAAAATTTATATGTAGTATTTTTTGGTAAAACTACATTAGAACCGATTATTTATACAAAAACGGAATTGATAAAACAAGACTGGTTTATACATGCCATTAAAACATTATGTTATTGTTATGATAAATTTTCTTTTGATGATATTGAAGATTCTCATATTCAAGATATTATTATAACTATGCAAAATGTCGCAAGGGCAATAGACAAAATTAAAAATCAAAAAGTTGAAATAATTTTAAAATAATAGTTGACAACAAATAAAGATAGTATTATAATGATACTATCTTTAATACAGGGAGTAATAACAAATGATGATAGATTTAGAAATTATTATTGAAGAATTAGATCGCTTTTATAACGTTCACTGTTTAGAAAATGATAGATTAAACAAGTTTTCAAAGTGCATTATTGAAGATGCAAAAAGAATGATAACAAATGTTATTTCAGACTATGGATTTGAAATTGAGTCTAAACAGGAATTAGCAAAACGGATTTCAAAAAACAGATATGAATATTTAGATCTCACAAAATTTGCGGAATTAATATCATCCTGTAGTATTGATGCGGAAATTTGCACAGATACAATTTATAAAAGATATTTATCAGATAATCTGTATAATGCGTATAAGAATGAAGATCCAAGTTTTGAAGATGCTAGAAAACGTATGATCGGATATAGACAAAATATGACTGATATTTATTTAGAGGCTAAAAGTTATGCTAAGGCATGGCAAAAAATCGAACGTATTATTGATGATATAGAAGAATTTAAACTAACACATTAAAATAATTGTTGACAAGTTTTGTGAGTAGTAGTAAAATACTACTCATAAACCAAAAACAGGGAGTTAAAATTATGAATGATTGTGAATATATAAAAGACTTTTGGACTAATGATGATGTTAGAATTGTTTACAGTACAGACTTTTTGAAACAGGATAAGGAAAACGATTTTAAAAAAGCTATTGAAAACCTGTATGAATATATGGTAAACGGAGATTTTGAAACAGAATTTGATTTTGATGTAGAAAACGATTATTGCATCTTATGTGAAGAATATCCGGAACTTGAAACATATAATATCTTGCATCGTATGGGGGATTTAGACTCATATTGTGAAGAATTTAATATAACAATTAGTAACTTTTTGGAAAATATGGATGATAGCTTTAGTTTGTGCGATAATTATTTTTGTGATAGTAGACAATATATAAGCGGAGATAGTTTAACTAGTTTTAATATTGATTATTTAGATATTGTTAGACAAATAGCATTTTCACCGGAAAAATTACTACAATTTGAAAACGGAAAAAACATTATTTTAAAAAATTTAGATTGTGACCATTTAAAAAAGATACTTATTGATATTCTAAACTGTATTGAAAAATAAATCTTGACAATATTTTTAAAGTAGTATAGATAATTCTATACTACTTAATAAAGTAAAGTTATAGATATGGAGAAAAACGGATTGTATTATTTTTGCTTAATTATTCTTTTATCATTCCTGTTTGTTATTGATAACATTCTTTTACAGATAATGAGATGATAAACGGAATTTAAATTTTTTTAAAATAGTTATTGACAAAAGAAAAATAGTATATTATCATATATAGCATAGTAACGGAGCAATATCAAAAAGTTAAACCTGTTACTGATTAAAAAACGGATTATAAATAAAAGGAATATAACACTATGAATACTAAAATTGAAACTCTTATTAAAAAATCACTCTGTTTAAACTCTAATACCAATAAAGTTTTAGTTAGTCAAAAAGACAATATTTTGACTCTTGAAACATCAAACTTTATGGTTAAAATTCCTGTTAATAGTAATGAAACATTTGAAGGTTTTACAAGTTCTGATATTATTAAATCTAACAGTATTGATAATATTAAATTTATCACTCGAATTGAAGATACTTCAAACGAATATAGACACGAATTTAAAACTTATTCCAAAAAGGTAGTTATTAATCCAGTAAATTTTAAAAAGTTATTATTACAGAAAACACAGAGTAATAATGCAAATATTTGTGATGCCGTATGGTTTAATTACGATAATATGTATGAAACAAACGGACATTACATCATAGCTATAAATAACGCTTATTCAGAAAACGATTGTACTTTTGGAATAGATAAAAAGATTGTAGAACTATTAAAAAATTGTACTGAATACTTGTTTGTAAGTTATGAAAATAATGATACAGATTATCACAAATCACAAAATACCAGTATAGAATTAAATATTGACGGAATACTATTTCATTATAATTCAGTAATTACTATTTGTGATTTTAAGTCTATGATCCATAATGCTATGAGTTTTAAATCACAAATTTTAAAGGAATACAAGTTTGACAATTTAAAGGAATTTTCAAAACTGTTAGCGAGTGCTAAAAACGATGAAAAAAGGATTGTATTAGATTTTAAAAAGGATAAATTGACCGCATATAACATCTTTAATGCAGGTACTATAAACAATTATAAAATGAGTGAGATCGGCACATGTAACAGTAATTATCATTCAGATGATGAATTAAATAGAATTGTAATTGATAGTAACTATGCAAAAAAGATAAAAGATGCGATTAAAAATGATGCGGAAATATTATTAAAATTAGAGGGAGATAAAAGATACGGAATAAATAAAATGACCATTAGAAATAGTAATTTGACTTTAATTATTATGGGAGTTGTGAATTGTAATTTTATTGAATAGTCATAAAAATTATAGGGAGTATATATGAATACTCCCTATTAAATCAGTATGAAAAACGGATTAAAAATTTTTAAATTTTTTATTGACAATAAAAAGTCATTGTAGTATCATGTATTCCATACGATGAACGGATAACAAATACGGAGTAACGATATGAATACTTTAAAAGATTTAATTAAAAATTCATTCCATAATTTTAATGAAAAATTTTCTTTATTAAAAAATGATGTTTTCTATACTGTAGAGATCCAGTATGATTTAAATGTGGAATATTCAGATCCGGAAATTGTTGTATGTATGGAGACAAAAAAGCATAAAATTGAATTTAGTTTTCATTTGAATAGTTTTTTTAATGATTATTATAATGGGGATAATTTTGAAAAACAGTATAATCATTTTCAAAATTCTGTTTTAAACTCTATTAGAAACAGATATTCATTTGTTAAACATAATGATGATAGTTTTATTAAAAAGTGCTTTTTTGGAGGTCAATATATATATTACTAATAATGTGATACAGGTCATAAAACGGATTATTTTAAAATTGACCTGTTGACAATTAAAAAACAATATGCAATAATATATTCATGTTTTGAGATATGGAGTAAACAATATGACTAATAAAGAATTTAGCGAATACAGATCCGGCAAAAAATGTGCTTCAGAATATATCATGGAGCTTGTCAATATACGTGTATATAATCCGGATAGTTTAACATCAAGACAATTAAAACAGATTATTAAAGATAAAATTGATTTATCAAATAAGTTAATTACTGATAATAATCAAGTATCATTTAATCAAGGTTATAAACATACTATGGAGGATTTTTTACACTTCATCACAAAATAAATCAAATAGTAATTGACAATTAAAAAAGATAGTATTATGATAATACTATCTTTTAGAAAACAGGAGCAAAAAAATGACTATTAAAAGATCTGATATTGATTTTCTTGTAAATGATATAAATGAACAGTTAAAAAATTTTTATTTATCAAATATAGATAAAATTGTCGCTAGAAAAGATCAAAAAGGATTCTGTATTGAATATATAATTAATGGTAAACAATCAAATAGTTTTTATGCTAACCTTAGTAAAAATCAGATTTATATTTTTCTTGAAACATTAAACAGGTTATTATATAAAAATGTGACCATAACAGGATGCACAGATACCGAAGATCAGAAAAAAGGCAATACAGATTTAATCGTTAATTTGATTGAATTTTGGAATAAATCAAATATATAAAATGTGGAAATAAATCACAAAATTTTAAAAATAGTGTTTGACAATAAAACAAAATTAGTTTAGAATGATACTCATAAATCGTTAAACACTATTTAAGGAGTACAAAAATGATTATTTTAAACACTGAAAACAAATTAAAACTTGAAATTATTTACAATGTAATTAGTTCTATTATTTATGATTACAGAGTAACTTTAAATTTAAGTGCTAGATACAGAATTGAATTTTCATGCGATAAAGGTATTGTATCCGCTGTATTCTTAGATAATGATGAAGAAGTAATTAAATGCGATACTTTTAAGGATATATCCTTTTATAAAATGTTTTATGGATTCGTAAACGGCATTATTATTGAATATGCTTATAACGATATAGTAATTGAACAGGAGCACAAAATTATTGCCACAATAAAAATCTAACAGGGATCACAAAATTTAATAGTGCTATTGACAACAAAATTGAATAGCACTATAATAAAAACAGTTAAACGGATAAAACAATACAGGAGCTAAAGCTATGAACAAATCATTATTAGTTAAAAGTGCGTATATTAAACTTGAAAACAATGATGCTTATATTGTAAGGCAGTATGAAGATCGATTAAGTTTAGAGTTTAGTCCGGCGGGGGATCGTGAATTTTACGAAGTGCGGATTTCTCCTGTATTGAATAGCTTTATTAAATTGATTCAATGGTATAAGGCAGTAGAAAATTACAAATTTATTCAGATTGCCTACCGTCATTCTAAGGAATTTTTAAAAGTAAAAACAATTTAGTTGTATTGTACTCCAGTGATTAAAGGGACTAATTTTTTAGTCCCTTTTTTGTTATTCCAGAAAAAACATAAAATTTAATACAGGGACTATAAATTATTTGAAACAGGATAATTAAAACCAAAAACGGATTAAAAGTTATATTATAAAAATTACCATAAAGGGATTATAAATTATTCAGATAAATATAAATAATTGTGTAAACGGATTAAATTTTAAAGGGATTTTAAAAATTAAAAGTCAAGTAAATTAAATCAAAAATTAGATAAAAGTCACAAAATATTTTGAATGATAAACGGATTATTAAATTGTGCATAAAGTCACAAAATAAATTAAAAAGTAATTGCAATTTGAATTTAATTTAATTATAATAGAATACATAAAATGATTAAGGCATAAATCAATTTTAGGAGTACACATTATGAAACAATTTATTACATTTAAAAAACTGAAGAAGTGTTATGACATCGTTGTTTGTGGTGGTAATTTTTCTGAAATTGCAAAAAGTATTGAACCTGTATACTATCATCACGGCAAATATGGATGGGATTGCGACATTATAACCGGATTTGTAGAACACGGAGATCGGGTGTATAGCGTTGCGGTGTGTTTAGGTTATCGTTGCATTGGTATGGAATTAAAAGGCATGTATGAGTTTATGCACGCTAAAAATGAACTTGCCAAAATGCACGTATTGAATGAAGAAGAATTTTGGATAGATTTACAAAATTTTGTATTTAAAAATTAAAGCACATGGCACATCAATTACACATTAAAATCACGCTTAAAGACTGATAAAAATATCAGTCTTTTTTATTTATCCGCCAAAATATGATAGTTAAAACAGGTAGAAAGAATTTTACTCAAATAATAGTTTGACTTATTAAGAAGATATGGCATCAATCACTAAGAATTAACGCCATAAGATCTAATAAGTGCCGTTTTTAATTCATAGTATTATATGTTAAATTCAGATTTTATAGTAAATTGTTTGACTTTTTTAAAAGTAAGTAATAAGTTTTAATTATCTCACGATATTTTATACTTATAATTCCGCTTAAAAACAAAAAGTAATACTTTATGAAAATTTAGTCTAATAAAAAAAATTACTCATAAAATGCACTTTTTTAACGTTTTTTAAGGGATAGAGCACGATATACACATATTGGTATATGTCTTGTCAACCATTCCTATAGCAAACACCTAAAAGCCCAAAAATCAAAAATATAAATAATATATATTTTTTAAAAATGAAATATAGATATATATATCTACATCATTATATATTAGAGTATAAATATCATGGTATAGAGTAGTATTCAGTATTTAGAAAAAACCGAAGTAAAAGCATATTAAACATAGTAATTTAGTATGATATACAGCGTGTATATTTCAGTCTGATAATGCGGAATAGTTATCTATATGATGTGGTTTATTAGTCTGTATAGATACGTGATTATAACTGTATAGATAGAGTGACCATATAAGCGTAAAATCTCATAGAATAAGGCTAAATTGCAAAATATCCGCTTGTAATAGTCCGGTAATATGGTTAATAGGGAAATACGCTACAGGGCAATAAAACACAAATAAACCGCATTTTTGACGATGTGTAATATTAGTGTGATATAAGTCAAAAAATTTATTAAATAATGATTGTAAAGTGAATTATATTTTGATACAATTTAAGTATGTAAAAACCATTTAAGGAGCGTAAACTATGATAAAAAATTCAAATTTAAATGAAGTATTTTACAGTACTGTAAAAATGCTATTGGATGGAGTATGGAACGGAGCACAGGTTCTTTTTTCACAAAATTTAGACAAGGAGACTAAATTTGATATAGAGTTTAATATCAAAAAAAATGCCGGATCACAAAATTCTTACTCTGTAGAATTTAATGACATCGATTTAATCGATCCTTCCAATAATGCCGATCCCGCTAAATTTACAGTCTACACTGAAACTAGACTGTTTCAAGTGATTGACATGTTATTAGAGCACTCTATGTTAGACGGCAATGCTAAATGCCGGATCTATGACTCAGACGGAGATAGAGTGTGTGAATTTTGTTTTGTGTGGGAAAGTGATATATAATCGATATTGTTTCATGTAAAACATTTAAGGAGTACAAATATGACATTATATGAAGAACTTTACAAAATCGTGAAAGAAAAAAAGGTTAAAGTCTGGAATTTTGCGGGTAATACTTATGAGTTCACCCATTTTACAGGGAATCATCATTATCAGGTTAGACTTGCTTATGTGGGTAAATATTACGATGAGTATTTGACGACAACTCATATTGTAAAATTATCTAGACATAATTTTGATTACATTATCAAAAAACTAATGTATCAAATTATCAGAAACACTTTAAGAAATTCCGCACAAGTTCGCTTTAATGTTTATTACGCTAAACAAAAACTTGTGCAAGTTCACAGCTCTACAGGTGATTTTTACGGATGGAAAAAACCTGAGTAAAGTCACAAAATAATCTTTTCATAGCTTGCAAGTAATATGCGAGCTATGATAGAATAGTCTTACAATTTAAATATAGGAGTAACAATATGAACAGTAACAACAGTATGCCGTATAACGCTTCAGTAGAAAAAACAGGAGTGATCTTGACTCTCATCGGTATGATAGCCGGCTTTTTTATCATGCTTTACGGCTTGGCAGTAAATAACGCTTATATCGGCTTGATCGGGTTATTCCTTAGTTTAGGTGTATTCATGTTAATGCCATTATTCTACAAGTTGGCTAAAATATTGTAACAATTACAGGGAGGAAACATTATGAATTTATCTTATTGTGGTTTAATGCTTAATATCATGTTTGCTTTAACTCTATCCAGTAACACCAGTAATGCCCTTGTTATGCGTGATTTGCGTACACTCGAGACAATAGTCAATAACAAGAAGTCTAGTAAGGCAATCGATGTTAATGCACTTTTAAGCGAGTTTAAACAGGTTACACACCTTAAAATCAGTCATAATGACCTGTATAATTATTTCATGTTTCATGGTGTGAAGTTTCATGTATAAAGGTATGATATGTTACTTGTAATTATTGTGGCTATTGCATGTATTTGTTATGTGTGTTAGCCTAAAATTTAGCCGGAGCAATATCCGGCTATTTTTTTGCCTGTTAAATATCCCATATAGTTTTTATATGCTTGACAACAAAATTTAATCTAATATAATTATTAAGTTAGATTTATTTTTAGGTTGTCTATCTAACATAATATCACATATAATTATTATGCTTTATACTTGACATAATATCTAGTATAATTTTTATATAGTGTAATTGACCTAAATATACAGTATAATTTTTATACATATAATTTTTATACCAGACCAAACCAGCTTTTATACGTATGATATGGCTATAATTTTTATGTGGTATGCGTCTAAAAACTAGGCGGAGGGGGCATACTTTTTATACCCATTTTTTGCCCTCGGAATATCTAAAGTTTCCCCTCTGATATAAAAAGTTTTACAACATTCCCCTCTGATTCAAAAAATGTTACAATGTGCAAAAGCAAGATAGGTTTAATAAGGAGAGTCCATGAGATATTTGATATGGTGTGAAGTCAATCGTGCGTGGCAAGAAGCATGTTTAGTGTGGCTGTATTCACTGTGCAGGGAGTTGTGTTTTTGTGAGCATGAGGTAAAGGTTGTGATATTTTACGATGTAGGCAAAACCTCCGCTGACAACAATGATACCAACACAATCTCATTCAGCAACCGTGTTCAGCAGATAGGGATGAGATTTAACGTAGAGATTGAGGTTGAATTATTTAGCAGTCGAGATTTTGTATCAGACCTCCCACCGACATTTGCATCAAACAGGTGTATTGACGAGGATAGTGTAGCGATAGCAATATCTAGGGTGATGAATTACAACAAGTTATTGTCTGACAATTTAGATAGCTCTATACAACCGATGATGTTATCTGCGGATAGTCGCAACGTAATCAACTCAAATCTACGGATATGCAATCCGAACGCCCCTGACAACACCATCGACAACGGTGTGGTTTATATCCATTGTGATATTGACGGAATGTTTTTAGAGGATAGTAATTTAGAGTTATTATTTGACGGTATTGACTCTGTGATAGCTGACAATGATTCCCCATTGTTAATCGGCGTAAACGAGTATGATGATATTGAGCCTGCCTTATCCAAGACTCATTCAGAGGAGTTTATGACTAGGTTACAAGGCGTGTATTTAAATTGTGGTTTTATTTGTTTTTACAATGTACCAACATTTGACCTTGCTGAACTGAAAGACTTTTTATCTACCGAGGACTCTTACTGTTTAGAGCAAGACTATCTCAACTTATTAGGCTGTGACAATCCCTCTCTGACTCGCATTTGTTTACAACCTCAATACAATTACACTTACAGGAAGATGCTTGTCGAAACGCCAAAACAACCTTTTACGTTGCCTGTATTCGTACATTACTACGGCTCTGACAAACCGTTTTTACCGAATCCCAAATCTACTAACGGTATAGACTCTGACGTAACGCCTGCGATAGCTCACTATTATTTTCCTGAATATGGTCAGTTAGTATTTAAGATTCGTTGCTTATTAAGCGTAGATTTTGTGAATTTAGTACGCAAAAGATGCGTAGAAGAATATTGGACTGAGCGATAAACTACTGGTCAGAACGATAACCCTTACCACCAACAAGGTAATTATTATGAACAAGATTAAGTTATTTTTAGCCGAAACCATCACTCACAGTCTCTTTTGCTGTTTAGGCGGAGGGTTGCTGTATCTGATTTACCCCCTGCACCCGATAATTGTTTCGGTACTTTTTCCGACAGTGTATTTTTATGTGTTGTATTTTTGTTATGACAACGTATCAAGGTTTATAAATCGTAAGTTGAGTGTGGTAAAGATTTTGGGTAGATAATTTTGGGCAGTAATTAAAAATTAAAATTTCAAAATTTTCTATTGACAAACTCATTTCAGAGGTGTAAACTAAGACTTACTTAGTCGGAGGCGGTATTATTTACTATCACTACCGCCATAACCCCGACACTACCCTCCCTTTATACTTTATTTAAGGAGAATAAATGCTACAAAAAGAAAATGAAGATGTTATCTCGCATCTCAAACAGCGTGGCTACGACATTATCAGACAGCTACAAATTATCGACAAGGAATATGACGAAAATGATTTTCCCGACCCGAAAAAAGTTATCTCAAACGATACTATTGTTAAAGACCTGCTGTTAAGAGAGCCTAGAGTTATTGATTACAAAAACCTACGGCGGTCTGAAAAAGAATATTTATTGAAACGTGCCGACTTAGGTCAGGAAAGTATCGACTATCGGTTAAGAATTGGATGGACATTAGAGGATGCGTATATGATTCCAAAAGCGTGTAAAAGACCTGTTACCCCTAGAGTTTACAAAAACAAACCACAAAACTCCTACAACTTAAAACAGCTTGCCAAAGTTACTGGTATTCCTGCCGAATGTATCACTGACTTTGTTGAGGAATGGCTTTTTCCTGAACCGTCTGTCGCATCTCCTATGACTTGGAATAAAGAGACTTTTCCTGAAATAAAGAAATTTGTCAGACGTTACTTGAAAAAGGAGATAACATTATGATGATAAAAGAACCTGTTAGCTGTGGAGAAGATGATTCCGAATCATCATCACCATTTTGGCAATACGTATTCTTCACAGTATTTATTTTATTAGCCATTGTTTCTGTGGTAGTGTGTGCAGTCTTATACGACACTCGCACATCCGAAACAGTTGTGATTGATAGTCCTAAAACCAATCCCATCACCATCCACTCCTACACTATTCAATGTACTCATAACGATGAATATTACTGTTCAGAGTACAAAGTGTATAAAATTATTAGAGATTAGAGAGATATTATTATGCAGTTAGTTATCAAATATAATACAAGGAGTTAAAATGCAGTTAGTTATTAAATACTTACATCACGAAGAACAGCTTAAAAACACAACTTTCACCCCTCACGGTCAATCCGCAGGTTACGACCTATGTGTTGCCGTGGATGAACCTGTTGTTCTGCAACCTAATGAGTCAAAGTTACTCCCTACAGGTATTTCTTTACGCATGTATCAATTTGACTGCGGTGGATTTATCTTTCCGAGAAGTGGTCTAGGCTCAAAAGGTATCGTTCTGCGTAATACCGTAGGCGTTATCGACCCTGACTATACAGGCGAGATTAAGTTAGCGGTGTGGAATACAACAAACGAACCTGTGACAATCGAGCCGTTTCAGCGTGTGGCACAAATTGTATTCCTGCCTGTGATACATCCATCTGTGTTTTACGCAAGCTCTACTGAATATACTTTGCCTGACCAAGAATTTAAAGGTGTAGTTACTCGTGGCGACAAAGGCTTTGGCTCGACAGGTATTTAAAACATTTTGATATAAACATCTTCTAAGGAGTTTGCTATGATTATGCTTATTGTAATTTTATTGGTTGTAGTTTTACCATTTACAATCTTTTATGCTTTTGCATCTTCCGACCCAAGTGCGTGTGCTTTTACTATAACAGGCGTTATTATATGCCAGTTGCTTGACTCTGCATGTGGAACAACAGTATTTTTTCTAATTGTCGGCTCTATGTTTGCTTGGTGTTTTTACGTTATCGGTCAATTTTGTTATGACGCTTACAAAAATTACAAAAAAGGCAAAAAATGGTTCGATATTGGCTAAAAATACTTGCAAAACATTTTTAATTTGTTATAATAGCTATATCAAAGTTCATATTTTGATACTCCTTATGTGAAGTTGTTTGTGTTATACCCACGGTCGCTTTTTGGCTGTGGGTTTTTTTATATTTTGACGTTATATAATTCCATTTGCTACTCTAATTGCTACTCTATTTGCTACTCAATTTACCCTTTAAAAGCGTTTTCTTAAACATAGTGTATAATATCCGTATAAAGATGTGTTAATAGTCGATAAATTATACGTAATAAGAGGTTGAGAGATGATTTTTAGTAGCAAGATTCCTGACGATGGTAAAAAAGCATTATTGCAATTACAACAACAGTTCGGATGGTCAGAAGATCAACTCGATTACCTTATTGCTTGTATGAAATTCGAGTCAAATCTTAATCCGCAAGCCGTAAATAAGGCTTCGGGTGCTGTGGGTTTGATTCAGTTTATGCCTAGTATCTGTAAAGCATACGGCACAACCGCAGAACTTATGAAATCTCGCTCTTTTGCCGAACAGATACCTTACGTTAAAAAGCATTTTCTCCCTTATTACAAACGTACTTGCACCCTTTCCGATATGTATATGGCTATTCTTTATCCTAGCTGTATCGGTAAGCCTGACGATTATCCTATGTTCGTCAACGGCAAAAAATATGAACAGAACAAAGGTCTTGATAAAAACAAAGATCATATAGTCACAAAAATCGAGGCTACTCTTATGGTTTTAAAGTGCTATGAGCAAGGTTTGCAAGATAGAGGACTATGAAATGTTTGATGAACAGTTTAAAGAAATCTTGAACGGCTTGTTATTTGCCGTGATAGCAGGTGTAGGAGGTTCTGTGGCATATTTATCTTCATTGTTCGGCAACCGTAAAAAGTTCGTGCTATTCGACTTTTTTGTTAAGGTTTTGTCAAGTGCGTTCGCAGGTCTGCTGATAGGTTGGCTTTTGAGCTACTATCAGTACCCTATTTCAGTCATTTGTTCCGTTACAGGTACAGCAGGCTATATAGGGGCAGATTTTACTATCAACCTATTAAAACGCATCATTACAAGTAAGGCAGAATTAGTCGTTGTTGACAAGGAGAATGACAAATGAACTGGTTAAAAATTCTCCCACAGGCTCTACTCGGTGTTACTTGGCTCATTCTGTTCGCAACCGGATATTACATGGGGTCAGACGCTACTAATCAGCGTAATGAACTTAAACAGAGCCAAATTACTAATGATTATCAGAATAAAATTAACGAACTTGTTGAACTTGTACGTTCACAGGAAATTGCAAATCAACACAAAATAAACACTATTATTTCAGAACAGCTTGAAAAAGAGGAGATGATTAAAAATGACTACGAAAACATTATTGAAGATTTGCGTAATAACACACTTGTTGTTGATGGGTTGCACGAATGTAAAGACAGTTCAAACACCAAAGCAGATATGCCCCGAAATAAGCCAGTTACCGCCGAACTTGTCTGTTTTACAAAAGCCGATTTATACGGAAAAATTGAAAAAAGTTTGGCTATCACAGCCGAATGTGACAAAGTAGTTGAGAAATACAATGCTCTGCTAAAGGTCTATAACGAACAATTTAACACATTAAACCATAAAGAGGCTTTATATGGAAAATGATATTGTACTAAAAAACAAGGAAGTCTCTGAACGTGAGAGATTACTGTTTGATGAGTTTTTAGAGGAATATAAAAAAGATTATGACCCCGAAAGAGCCTGTTTACGTCTCGGCGTTGAGCCTGAAAGCGTAAATAGGGCATTGTTATATTTCTTTCAATCATCGTACGTGCAACAGCAACTTGCAAAAGATGTTGTTTTGGGTAAACCTGATACACAGGAAAATGTCGATAAGGCGTTTAAATACGTTGTTAATAAACTTCGTTGTATCGCAGATTCAGGCTCAAATAAAGAACGTTTAGAGGCTTGTAAACAGCTTGCTCTTATCTACGGTCTTAACAAGCCTATTGACATTCGTACAAATAATTCACTTACAAATGTTATTATGTCACCTGCCCCTATTACTGATGCTGAATGGGAAGAACAGGCAAGCGTGACTATGGAGGCAAATTTTGACGGACACTAATCTTGGTGACCTTTTGATTTTCTTTGCAATAGTTTTTATAGGAATTTTAATTATAATAAATTTAATCGACAGCATGAAATAGTCGATAGTCACAAATAAGGTGAGAAATGGCTTTTAAGTTACCCGATAATATCAACGTTGTTTGGAAACCGTTAGAGGGTCGAGTTATTAACGGTAAGTATTACATGAGTTCGCAGGAACTTGTGCTGTCCTGTAATTGTGATACTATTTTTATGTCAAGTTCTCGTGCAAGCGGTAAGACAGAAGTCAGTCTTATCAAATTCTGCCTCCCTATCGGCATGGGTTACGGTTCATATTATCGAGGTGTTTACATTGATATGCACTACAAAGACTTGAACGATGTTATTGCACGTTCAAAACGTCTTTTCCCGATGATTTATGGTAACAAAGCACGATATTACAGTTCAAGAGGTGATGAACATTGGACTTGGGATACAGGCGAGGAATTGTGGTTTAGACAAGGTGCAACCGATGAGGACTACAATTCTTTCCATGGTCAGGAATTTGCCGTTATATTGTATAACGAATTGTCTAAAAACCCTACTCCTGACTTTTTCGATAAAATGCGTACAACAAACCGTACATCATTTAATCCTTATGACCATCCGTATTACATTGACGCTAAATATTATAAAGAATACGGCATCGAAAGGCGTGTAAAGCCTGAACATCCGTATGCGGTAAAGAAATTTTTACCACCACTTAGACCAAAAATAATTATAACAACCAACCCATCCGGTGCAGGCAAGCAGTGGGTCAAAGAGCGTTTTGTTGACCCCGCCCCTGCTGGCAAGATTGTGAAAACAGAGATTAAAGCCTATAATCCGCAAACTAAAAAAGATGAGATTATGGTCAAAACACAAGTTCACATATTCAGTTCGTATAAAGAAAATACACATCTTTCACCTGAATATGTACTCGAACTTGAAAGCATTAAAGACCCTGAACTTAGAAAGGCGTGGTTATACGGTGATTGGAACGCTAGTTACGGTGATGGTATGTTTAATGATATATTCAGAACATCAATTCACGTTGTTCCGCAATTTAAAATTCCTGATACTTGGAATATTTATACAGGATTCGACTGGGGTTGGTCAAAACCGTTTGCAACTTTGTGGCTTGCTGTTTCCGATGGCTCTGATATAGTTCTGCCTAGCGGTGCTAAACGCCGTACAGTTCGTGGGGATATATTCATAATTAACGAATACTACGGTTGTGTTAAAGGCAAGGCTAATACAGGTGTTTGTATGCTTGCTAGAGATGTCGGTAGAGAAATATTAGAACGTGAAATCGGTCTTGGTTATAAGCCTAGAATTGTTGCTAGTATCGCTGATAATGCTATTTTTAGCAAGGAAGATGGTCACTGTATTGCAGATGAAATGAGAAAACCTGTTAATATAGCAGGTAAAATTATGGGTGGTAAAACTTGGATTGGTGCTGATAAACGAGCAGGTTCGAGAGCCGTTGGTTGGAACTTAATAAAGCAACGCCTTAAAAATGCTGTTCCTGAAACTGACGTTGTAACAGGCGTTACACTACCTAGAGAAGAAAAAGGCTTGTTTGTTTGCGATAATTGTAGAGATTTTTTAAGAACTTTCCCTAATCTTCCTAGAGATGAAAAGAAAGATGGCGATATTGATACAAGTACCGAGGATCACTTAGCGGATGCTTTACGTTATGCGGTATCATACATCGACCACGGTGAACGTTCTGTATCTACTTACGGCATGAATTAAAAATGGGGTATAATGAGTAAAAGTTTTGTGCGGAGATTAAAATGTTAGATTCTGTAAATTATGAATATCTTAATATGCTTCCTTATTGGGAAAAACTTGACGATTTGTACCGTGGGGAAGATTTTGTTAAAAAGGCAGGTGTTAAGTACCTGCCACCGTCAGCAGGTATGATTATTGACGATATGCGGTCAATAAATTCACTTGGCTTTAAAATCTATATGTCGTATATAGGCAGAGCTGATTACATCAATCATGTTAAAAATGCCGTGGATAGATATGTAGGGTTGTGCCATCAAAGTTCACCGACTATTCAACTGCCGAAAGAGATGGAATATTTGAGAGATAAGGCTACTAAAGACGGTCAATCCCTCGAAAGTCTTTTGCGTATGATTAACACCGAACAGGTTAAACTCGGTCGTTGCGGTCTGTTTGTCGATATTAGCACTGACGTTGCTAGAGATAATAAACCTTATCTCGCTTTTTATGATGCGTTCAGTATTACTAATTGGAATAATAGCGATAATCCGTTCGGTTATACCGACCTTAATATGCTAGTTCTAAAAGAGACTGAACACGTTTTAAAAGACTTTTCTTGGACTGACGAAATTCGCTACAGAGTTTGTCTTTTAGGTGACGGACACGTTGTTAGAGGTAATGATTACTACCGTCAAGGTGTGTTTAAAGATACTGCATTTAACGACAACCTGATGTTTACCCCTAGTTATCTCGGTACAAAATTACACGAGATACCGTTCGTATTTATCAATGCTTGTGATACCGTTACTCGCCCTGATTTTCCACCGCTTGATGATTTGGCTAATTGCTCGCTTAGTGCGTACAGATTGTCAGCCGACTATAAACAGGCATTACACATGCAAGGACAGGACACGCTCGTTATCAAGGGTAATCTGCTGAACGTTACTGAAAACGCTCCTACCGACAACAGCAAAAATGCACAAGAACAAGGTATCAGAACAGGTGCAGGTGCGGTATTAAACGTTGCTTGTGATGGAAATGCTGAATTTATCGGCGTTAGCGGTGACGGTATTCCCGAAATGAGACAGGCTCTTGAAAACACCTATAATCGTTGTGAGGTTAAGAGTGGTAACTTGCTGACTAATGGTGCTACATTTGAAAGCGGTGAGTCATTAAAGACTCGTCTTACTGCTCAAACAGCCAACCTTAATCAGATTGCTCTTACAGGTGCGTTTGGTCTGCAAAAAGCATTACGCTTTATCGCTCGTTGGATTGGTGCTAACGAAGATGAAGTTGTTGTTCAGCCTAATCTTGAATTTAGTGATTACCGTATCACAGGTGATGATTTGGTTAAGGTTACAACTGCTATCAAGCTCGGTTTCCCTATGTCATTACAATCCGCATACGAATATGCACAGTCTAAGGGTTACACTAAAGAACCGTTTGAGACACAGATTGATATGATTAAAAAGGAAAAAGAAAGCGGTTTGAGAGATTTGCTTATGCCACCTGAACAACAGTTTGCGGAAAGCAATAGCGGTCTAAATCCGCTGAACGGCAATAATGCAGGAGGTAGCGTTTCGGCTACAAGTGTGCAAAAGAAAACTACATCGGCTAACAAAGACTTAACCGATGTGTCTAAAATTACAAACAATTCAAATTCGTGATAAAATTAAAGAGTTCACAAATTAGAGGTACATAATTATGGCATTTAAAGATCCTAACACAAAAACTTTTCAACCTATCGTAGATTCTCTCGATGGTGTTGATGAAAACATTAAGTCGCTTTATGCAGAGACTACTGACGGTAAGTATCAAATTCGAGCTGATATAGCATTTCAGAGCGACTTTGAACGTGTGCGTGATACTCTCACAAAAGAACGTACAAGTAATAAAGAGTTAAACGCAAAACTGAAAGAATTACAGTCTAAACTCGATGCTTACGGCGGTATCGACCCGACAGGCGTAAAGGGTATGCAGACTGAACTCGCTAACCTTAAATCTACCGAAACTGATTTGAGCAAGATTAAGTCTAGTAAGGCAGATTTAGAGTTGCAGTTTAAAAACTTAAAAGAACAGTTTGATGAACTCTCTAAAATCAATCAGCGTTACGAAAAAGAACGTACTGAACAGCGTCTAAAAGACAGTGCTAGAAAGGCGTTTGGTGATAACGGCATTTTAGACAGTGCTATGGAAGATGGTCTGTTATGGGCAACACAGGTACTTGAAAGTGCCGAAGATGGCTCTGTAAGAGTTAAAGACGGTACTAAATATCCTGCCGGGGTAAGCGTTGACAGTTGGGTTCAGCTTTTCAAGAAAGACAAGCCACATCTTTTCGGTGGTTCTGTCGGTGGCGGTGCAGGCGGTAGCGTAAGCAATTCAATAGAAATTGAAAACTGGACTAACACAGGTCTTGATGGTGGCATCAACATTACTAAGTTAGCACAGGCAATTAAGGAAGATCCAAAGGCTGTAGTTGCCGTTGCAAAGGCTAAAGGACTTGAAAAGGTGTTAAGAGAACGTTACGGTTATCTCTATAATCAAATCGCTGATAAGTAATTTATAATCTAATGTTTTTAAGCCGATACTTAGTTATCGGCTTTTTTGTTTATACTATTTATCGTGTATAATAAAAATACTCCTTTATTTGTGACTTTTGGGGTTGAGAAATCAACCCCTTTTTTAACAAAAATACCGCTTTTTTCAGAAAATTTAAAAGTGTGATATTATAGTATCTGTTACGAATACGTGATGTTGAGTAGCAATCTTCGGTGCGTGATGCTAAGAATGATTTAATAAAGTTATTTTTTGTTTTAATGTTATTTTTATAGGAGATGGCTACTCATGGCTACAACTCGTTTACAAGACCTTATCGTACCCGAAGTGTACGAGGGTTATCAAACCGATGAAATTACTCGTAAGTTAAATCTTATTCAGAGTGGAACTGTTGCTCGTTCTGAAAAATTGGACTCTCTGCTTAACGGCGGTGGTGCTACCTTTAATTTCCCATTCTATAACAACCTTTCTGATAGCGGTGAAACTATTGCTACCGATAATCCTGCTGACGTTATCGTTCCTGAAAAGGCAAGTGCTAGTAACTTAGTAGTTGCTCGTTGCGTTCGTACAGCATCTTGGGAAGTAGCCGACATTGACGAAATGCTGACCGCAGACGATCCAATGGCATTTATCAGCTCTCGTACCTTAGATTTCCGTCTTGGTTGCTTGCAAAAGCAGTTCATGTCTGTTGTAAAGGGTATTTTCGCTAACAACGCCACTGCAAGCGATGATTATCATACTCAAAATGACCAACGTTGGGTTGTTTCAGGTACTACCTATTCCGCAGGTGTTACCGATTTCAACGTAAATCATCTTATTGACGCAATCTCTCTCATGGGTGATGCACAAGATGGTTTCGGTATGATTATGGTTCACCCAACTGTATTTGCTAACATGCAGAAGCAGGATATTATCGACACTCGTATTCCTAGCGGTGCATCTGCTCCTGTTCGTTACTACAACGGCTATCAGATTATTCTGAATCAGGATCTTCCTAATACTGGCGGTGTTTACTCAACCTACATCTTTGGTCGTGATCAGTTCAAGCTCGGTTTCGGTTCAGTTAAAGAACCAATCGCCTTTGAAAAACATCAGGCACAGGGTAATGGTTACGGTGTTACTACTATGTATAACCGTTGGTGTAACGCTATTGCTCCAAAGGGTTACAGCTATATTGGTAGTGGTTTCGCTGTGGGCGGTCCTGCAAACGATACTACTAACGGTGCTTTGTCTACCGCAAGTTCATGGCGTAGAGTATGCGGAGATAAGCGTTCAGTCAAGATGGTTGAACTCGTAACTCGTGAAACTGCATAATCTCACGATAATGTGAGTTGAGAATGATAAGGGCGGTTTGAGATTAATTTCTACCGCCCTTTTTTGAGAAGTCATAGATAAGAGAGGCTAAAATGCTGTCAATAGAAAGAGCGTATAACTGGGTTAAGACTCGCCCTGCCGAAGAATACAATGCGATGAAGAATGATTTAGATAGTGCTACCGCAACTATCAGACGAATTTTTAGGGATAATAACATTCGTAAAGAATCAGTCGAAATCATGTTCACCGCTGACGATGAGCTTGTTACCACTAAAAAGCTGATTGAAGAAGAATTAGTTAATGTTAATGAAAAGCTGTTAGCTATTGAAAACGAACGTGAAAAGCTGACTAATAAGCTGACAATGTTAAACTGCATTATCAAGGTTAATAACGTTGTGGTTAATGACGAACGTGAACGTAGAGAACGCACTCGCATTTTACAGGCACAGGCTAAAGAGGCTCAAAAGGCATTTTTGTTAAAACAGCAGGAACTTATTGCTAAAGAATTAGGCATAGCAAAGACCGAGGTTGAATTACCTCAAACTGAACAGAAAACAAAAAGAAAGAAGTCAATGGTAAAAGAAAATGGCTCTGATTAGTTTTGGTCAAAGATTTTTCACTCATTGGCGTAAGTACAAAGCTAGACTGTTTAAGGTATCGGGTTGGATAAGCAATCCGTTACCGTCAGGCTCTACCGTTTTAATGCCATCGAGAGTACGCATTAAAATGACCGCTAGAGATGCGGATAGTTCTTTTACTATTCGTAGCGGTAATACTAGCATTACGTACAATTTACATCAAGGCGAAGAATTTATTACGGTTGTAAATGCCAACAATTTCCTTGTTACGGATAATGCTGGCATGGTTGAGGTTGACTTAGGGCATCTTAGGTCAGATTGGGCAATTATCATAGGCGTAGGACACCCTATAACAGACGGTTACGGTTTATCTGCATACGGTGTAGACCCTTACGGAGAATAGAAATGGGAACAACATTAGAAAACGGCGTTTATTTGCCAAGTGAGGGCGAGCGTAACTGTTATGCTGGCTTAAAGACAAATTGGGAGATTTTAGACCAAAAAGTTGCTGATGTAACAGCATTACAACAAGCTGTCGCAGGTGCGTTACACAGAGAAATTGTCGAAAGTTTGCCGACTACTGACATTGATCCTAATACTATTTACATGGTTTTAAGTGGCACAAGTGCTACTGAAAACGTGTATAACGAGTACATGTACGTCAACAACGCATGGGAGTTAATTGGTACAAGTGCGACTGATTTAACAAACTATTATACAAAGGGTGAGATTGATGGCAAGTTACTGTTAAAAGCTAATGATAGTGATGTTGTTCATAAGAGTGGGAATGAGACTATTAGTGGTGTTAAGAGTTTTATCAATTATTTTTTGGGAAAAGATTTATCTGGACAAACAGTAGACTTAAACGACTGTGTTGATGCTTATAGTGGTGCGATGCACTATTACTATGCTGTATCAAATTATACAAACATTTCAAACAAGCCAGAAAACAAGCCTTTTATTCTAGAAAGTAAAACAGTAAGGTATGTGTCTTCAGCAGATTACACCTATTATCAGAAAATTTATACTGCTGATTATAATGCTACTCCGTCTATCTATACTCGGTATTATCGTTCTGGGTCTGCATCATGGTCAAATTGGATAAAAGATACTGATAAATTTGTAACAACTGATACTAATCAGACTATATCAGGAAATAAGACATTTCTTGATATACCTATTTCTTTTAAGAGCTCAACTGCTGAATTAGGTGTGACAGGTGGAAATGCAAAGGTAATTTTCACTGATAAAAATCTGTTAAATTTAGCTGGTATAACTTTTGGAAATTATGAAAGTTCAAAATTATCATATTGTAGATTCCATATCTATGACAAAGATTCAAATAATCAGGAAGTTGAAAATTTTATTGAATTTTCTTATGTGAACAATAATCAGGTTGCCTACCTTAGACCAAATAAATCAAATTTTGCTACTTTGGGTACAGTTAATAATAGGTGGTCTAAAGTATATGCAAATGAATATTATTATGGTTCAAACAATGTAGAATTTAGCACTAAATTTGTCACTACTGATACTGATCAAACAATAAACGGTGTTAAGAGTTTTAGTGATAATATCAGTACAAAGAAAATAATATCTAATGTTGCACAATTACAGATAAATGCAAAGTCTAGTGCTGATAGTGTTGCTATAATAGCAGGGGCTGATGCTTCTGAGGGTGGTGGTTTTTGGTGTTATGGTAAGAACTCTGGAAATGGCTCTGATTGTCGTATGCAGATATACAACACATCCAAATCACGCTATGAGAGTATTGATTTAGTAGGTTCTCAATTTTTGCCTAACCCATCAGGTGAATTAGACTGTGGTGGAACATCAAACAAATGGAAAACATTTAACGGCTTAAATCCAGGTTGTTTATCTTTACCCGATTTTTCTAATGCAATAGATATAAGCTCATATATTACCGTTACAGGCGGGTCAATAATTAGTAATTCATACACACCTCCAACTGATGGTTATATTTCTGTAAACTTAGGTCGTTCAAGTGGTGCTATAGGATTGGTTTTAAGTAATGGCAAAATTGAAGTGTGTGTAAGAGAAAATACTTTTCCTGATAATCATAGGGAATGCGGAGGATTTATACCAGTTCAAAAGAATGATACTGTTGTAATCATAAGCTGTTTAGCTGATTCTACTATTTGGGCGTACTTTATACCATGCTTAGGAAATGTTTAAGAGGTTTATATGTCAGAATTAGAAGAAGATATAAAACACTGTGAAGAAGTCCTTGCTGATTGGCATGGATGCGATGAATGTAAGGCAGACCACGAAAGGCTTTTATCGTATATGAAAGAATTACTAGAGTATAGAAAAGCAAAGGACAGCATTATGACAGATAATACAGATATTGAATTTTCTTCCCATGCTTAGAAAACGTATAAGGAATTATTATGAGTGATGAATTAGAAAATATTGAAAATGTAGAGCAATCTACAGGTGAAGTAAGTGGTGAAGTAAGTGGTGAAGTACCTGAAGATAATTCTAATTCTGATAAAAGTTTATTTAACTGATGAAATCGCATACAATGCGAAAATTTTAACGATAGTGCTAATCTATTGATTTTCTCGATAGATTACACTATCAAATAACTACAATCGAATATAACGCAATCTAGCGAGGTTTTACGAGGTTTATGAAGTGGTTTAATGATTGGCAGTTTGTCGAGCTTGTCTTTATGGTCATTGTCCTTTCAATGTTGCTTTCTTGCAGATTGCTCGGCTTTATGTAATAAAACCTAAAAATTCATACTTTTTATTTTTATGCTATAATTATTTTTGCCGTTCCGAGTAATCAGAACGTAAGGATTTAAAATGTCAGATGAAAATAACGAAAATGTAGAGTTAGAGGTAGAAAAACCTACTGACGAATTACCACCTACTACCGATGAAAACAAGGTCGTTGAGGATTTTGAAGAACCTGTAGAATCTGAACCTATCGAACAGGCTTTCGGTGTCTATTATTACGACAAAATCTTCGATGATGGTCGCTTAGGTCAGTTCACCGAAAGCACTCAACTTGCATATCAACTCGGTTGGCAGGATAACGTTATTCAGCAAGCAGATACCGAAAAAGATTGGCGTGGCTATACCTACGTTAAAGGATATGCACAGGCTAAATCCCTTGAAGTCGCTAAACAGCAAAAACTCTCTCAACTCAAACAAGAGTCTGAAAAGTATTCTGCTTATGAGTGCGAAACTATGTTCGTTGTTTCTTCTCTCGGTTTTAAAATTAACGCAGACCATAAATCACAGGATAATATCCGAGGTCTTATCGCTCTCAATGCCCCGACAGCGTTTAAAGACTTTGATAATCAGTTCCACCAAGTCTCGGTTGATGATTTGAATACTTTGCTTGACGAATGTTACGCAAACGGTGCAAATCTTTATCAGCAGAAATTCAAAATGGAACTCGAAATATCACAACTACAAAATGTAGAGGAAATAGATAACTATCCTATTGTATTTACTATGGCTGATTTTTCTTAATCACCTATACCCTCTTTTCTATAAAGAGGGTTTATTTTTATAAGGCAGACAACTTATGTCTAATAACTATAACGCTCTTGTGGTGGCTCTCGCACAATTCGGTTATGTCACCGTTTCAGATAACTATAACATTGAACTAACTATCGACTATGCCCATTTCAATTCAGACGAACAATCTATTATCAATACTATTAAATCTGTTTTCGAGGAAAATAATTTTGAGCCTATTATAGAAAATCTGCCTTATTACTCTAGTTACGACCTCGCTATTACCTCTACTGATTTTAGCAAGCCGTTTGTCGTTTCAGTAATATACGCATAGCAGTTCCGAACTTATTGACCAAAAGGGTATGCAAATCTACATGGGTAATACGTCTACTCAAAACATTGTCGATGTTTGTTCAGCGTTAATTACTTATAAGGTATTGCATAATAAATCTTAATCTGCTATAATCGTCTCAACATGTTTGACAATTCATTGGAGTTATTATGAAACTTGATATAAATTTAGACTTGCTTGACGAGTTAAAAGAACCATTACCTAAAGGTACTTACGTTCTTGAATATGTTAGAGACGATTTTAGTAATTCAAACACTATTATTGACATTTATTGCAAAGTTCTTTCTAGTCCTGACCATCCTGAAAAAGTCGGAACCAAATGTAAGATACAGACTTGTTATAGTTCTAACAATAAGCAAATTGTTGCAGTCGGCAACTCAATTCGTAATCAAATATTTAAGGCTTGTATCGGTAAAGATTTGTTTGACGCTGAAAGTAAAAAAGGCGGACTGAATACGTCTAAGCTCTATGGTCTTAAATTTCAGTGTTTTGTCGATATTAAGGAAACCACCTACGGTTTTAATACTAGCAAAAACACTTTCAAAACTTTTAAATGTGTTTATAACGATGAAGATTTATTGCAGATTGCAAAAGAAAGATTTTTAGACTAATTTATACTTTCCCACTCTTTTAAAGCCATTTCAAAATTAAGGTATAATATCATGTGTGTGATATTATATGAGGTTTTGTCATGGCTTTTATTGTTGAAAATGGTACTAATGTTCCTAATGCCAATGCTTACGTTACCGTAGAATTTGCCGATAGCTATTTCGAGGACAAAGGCAATTCTTTTTGGGAAACTCTTACTACCGAACAAAAACAACAACGCATTGTCGTTGCTACTCAATACATTGATTCTCGATGGTACGGTCAATTCAAGGGTAATATGTTTTATGAAAAACAATCCCTTGAATTTCCTAGAACTGTTTGGGTTGAGGAAGAACCCGATCCACTAGACCCTGAACAGACTGTCGAAGTTCCGTTTATGCCTCTCGCATTGTTAAGAGCGTGTTCTGAATACGCTATCAATGTTGACGAGGAATCAATGTCTCTTGCCGTTAATTTTGAAACGTCTGAAACAGGCAGTGCTATTAAGCGTAAGAAAGAACAGGTCGGTACTCTGCAAACTGATACCGAATACTTTTCTAATGGCACTGAACTCGGCTCATTATGGGAAAAGTACACCCTCGCAGATAGCCTTATGGCATCTCTGTTAAAGCAGAATTTAGTATGGAGATGTTATAGAGCATGAGTAAGAAAGAATCATACATCAAGTATAAAAAACTTGCTGAAAAACTTTTAAATAAATATGGTACTGAAAAGGTTAACATTACACTTGCTATGAATATCGGTGATGATGATGTTCCTTTTCAAGTTAATCCACAAAAAGTTGTTGAATATAATACGGTAGGCGTTATTATGCCTCCTGTTCGTGGTTTGTACTTTCAGGGTACACGTTTCGGTTTTCATACAGAATACGATAAAGGCGATTATGAGGATAAAATGTCCTGCATGGTTCTCCCTATCTATGACGATGAGGGCAAGGTTATTGATTTAACAAAAGCTACTCACATCACTATTAAAAATGTCGATGGCTCTGCCGATGAACGCTATCGAGTGTTTTTCTGCGATGTCATGAAACCTGCCGATGTTGTTATCCTGTTTTCATTCGGTCTTGGTAGATAAGGTGAAATTATGCAAGTTAAAGATGCCGTTTTTTACATGAAAAAACTATTCACCGATTATTGGTGCAAAGAACTTAAATACAAGTGTATCTTTCAGAACATCCTCGGTGATACTCCTATTGACAACGTTCCGTTCGCTAAAATGGACTTGGTTCACTCTTATGCGGATAGGGCAACTTTAATGGGTATGAATAAAACCAAATATCGCAATCGTGGTCTGATTTATATTCAGTTATTCGTACCTAGTAACACAGGCATGGATAATGCGTATGAATTAGCACAGTCTATTATGAATATTTATCGTAGACCACCACATGATTGTCAGATAAATTTTCACGGTTTTAGATTTGAAGAAAGCACACTCCGATACAAAGACTTTTTTAAAGTCACAGTTATCGTTGGCTTTGATTATGACTATCATTTCTAGGTTTTATGATTTTAGTGTATAATATCACTACCTATTTGTTTTCTTTCTTTTAGCTAAAGGATTAAATAATATGACTAAAGCGTTAAAAATTGACTCATCTGCCGTAGGGTTGTATATGGCTAAGGAACAGTCTATCAATGTTCTGCCTACTACACCTGTTTGGCAACAACTTGAACCATCTGAAATTGGCGATATTGGTGGCGAAACCACTCAAACCTCTCGTACAATTATCAGACCTGATAGACAGAACAACCGTGGTGCTATTACCGATTTGAGTGCTAGTGCTGACTTTACACAGGAACTTTCTCAAAACAATTCAAACGAGTTGTTTCAAGGTTTCTGCTTTGCAAAGGCTCACGAACAGTTTACTACTAAGCCTCTGAATGTCGGTGATCCTACTACCACCGTTTCGTGTTCTACTGACACCTACACTCTTACCGATACTACTTTTGATACTTCCTCTATCAAGGCTGGTACTCTTATTAAGGCTAGTGGTTTTACAGTTGCATCTAATAACGGTTTAAAGGTTGTTGATAGCGTTGCCGATAACGTAATCACCATTACAAGTGCAGGCGGTGTTACTACCGAAGATGCCGGTGACGGTGTTCTCGAAGTCGTTGGTAAGACTGTTTCAGCTACTATTACCGTAACAGGTAAGGTTAAACTCGGCTTTACTGATGCTGACGATTTAGGACTTGAAATCGGTCAGTGGGTATTCGTTGGCGGTGATACTAACAAGTTCGCTAATAACGACCCATTCTACGCTCGTATCGGTGCTATTGAAAGCGATGGTTTAGTTCTTGACTTTACCACTAATGCTACCGAACTTACCGCTGAATCAGAAACCACTATCGACCTGTTCTATGGCATGACAATCCATAACGAAAAGGATATTGATAAGATTAAGAGAACCACATATACAATCGAGGAACGTCTTGGCTTTGCGGATCAGGAAAACACTATCCCACAAGCATCTTACGTTTCAGGTTGTGTTCCTAGTGAAATTACAATCAATATCGAAAACTCTGCTCTGTCTGCTATTCAGTACACCTTTACAGGTTGCCGTTTCTACACTAAGAAAGGTACTCTCGCTACTGGTACTCGTTTAGATCCGTGGGATGAAAAGGGTTATAACAATGCAAACGAAGTTTACCTCGCTTGTCTCTCTACCGTTTCAAACGACCCTACCAAGACAGCACCTAACGAACTCTTTGCATTTATGAGTTCAGGTAATATCAGTATCAACAACAATACCTCTGAAAACAAGGCTGTTGGTTGTCTCGGAGCTTTCGATATTTCTGTCGGAAAGTTCGATGTTACAGCAAATCCTAGTGTATATTTTGTCGATGTTGACGTTATCAAGTCTCTGAAAGAGAACGTTGACGTAGGTATGCAGGTGATTTTAGCACGTAACAACGAGGGTATTATCTTTGATATTCCTATGATGGGTATGGGTGCTAGTATTCCGTCTGTAAGTGATGGTGAACCGCTGACTATGGACTTGACTGCAAACGGTGCTAAGTCTAAGTATGGTTATACTTTCGCATATCAGAACTTTAAGTATCTGCCTGACGTAGCTATGGCTAGTGATATGACTGGTTTTGATTAACAGTAGATAACTAAGTAAAAGGCTAGGGTAAAACCTAGCCTTTTTTATTTTGTGTTATAATCTTAATACTATAATTTTTTATTCACAAATTTACGGAGATTGTTATGGGTGGTTTATTAGGAAAGTTTTTAACCGATAAGCAGGCTGAAAATCAGGGCGTTTGGGTGGCTTATGAAGATGCTGTAAACGATGATGGTACTTACCCTGAATTTTGTATCAAGCGTATCAGCACAAACAATACCTCTTATCAGGCTAAAGTAAATCCTTTGTTACGCCAGTTAGACGCTTTATCAAGAAAAGAAAACGCTAACTACAACGAATACAAGAAAGTCAATGAAAAACTTGCTTATCTGTATATTGACGAAATTCTTGTCGATTGGCGTAACGTAAAGCATGAGGCGGTCATTGACCAAGAGGGTAATGTTGTCGTTGATGAAAACGGCGTTGCTATCTGCGAGGAAATCCCATTCTCAAAGGAAAAGGCTAGAGAAATTTTGGGTGATCCTGATTTTATCGAAGTCCTTAACTGGTTAATGAAACAGAGTACCGATGTTAGTAATTTCCTCGTTTCAAACCGTAATAAAGATTTAAAATTCTAATCGAGTTTTTTGACTATTGTTATAAAAACAGTTCTCAAAAACATAAAAACCTCGAACGTGCTGTTGAAATGGCAAAAAGGTTCGGTCGTAAAGTTAGTAATACTGTTGAGGAAAAGCTAAATACTGCCGAACCTGTTTTACCCGATTATTTAGTCCTGTTCTTTCAGGCTTTTAAAAATCTCGACAGACAACGCTCATCAGGATTTGGCGTTGGCTACATTCCGTATTTAGACATAGTTCAATATGCGAGAATGTACGATATGTCACAAGAGGTTGAAGAAGATTTAATTTTCTTTGTCACAGGACTTGACGATCATTATATCAAGATGGTAAATAATGATATGAAAACCAAGCAGGAACAGTCAAGGAACTCGAATAAAAAACACTGATAAAGGACTTAGTAATAAGTCCTTTTTTATTTTAAGGAATGAATATGATTGATATAGTTTTGCATATCGACTTTGATGCCGATACATACCTTAGAGAGATACAAGGATTTAGCGATACTTACAACCGTCTTTTAAGTTTGTCTGATACAAGACGTACAAAGATTGGCGGTAGAAAGAACGTATCAAAAGGCTATGTGCGAGAGTTTAAAAAACTGCTAGGAGAAGAATTGTCTGTAATCGGCTTAAATATTGTAAACGACCTTATTGACGGCACAGGCGGTACAACAGGTAACATGGCTAGTGCATGGACTTTGAGTTTTGATGGTGGTGCAGATGCCGAGTATGGGTATTTGAGTAACAATCCTAGAAAATATCTTGATATATGGCGAGCAACACACCTGACATTTGACGCAGAGCCTTTTGTAAACTACGGTAGAAATATTGCCAGCAATAACGTAAACACTGGCGAATTGACTTCATCCTCCCTCTCCGATTATACTATACATATATGCAATTATGCAAGAGTTAATACTAAAACTTTTAATAATTTCACAATCGGTACAGATGAGTTTTATGCTCAACAAGCTATAAGAGGTGGATTAGGTATGGTCGAAACAACCATAGACGATCCGTATGCGTATGCCGAACAAGAGTTTAAAAGACAGTTTAATAATGCGGTTAAAAGAATTAAATATGCGTTAAGCAAGCGTAGATTCAAGGTGGTTTAAAATGGCTGACGTAGTTGATACTAAAGTTAAGATTTCTGCAAAAGTCGAGGGTGAAAAGGCAATAAACACCCTTGCGACAAAATTAAAAAAATTCAAAGATGATTATTCAGATGTAAAAGTAAAAATCTCAATCTCAACTCCTAGAGATTTAAAAGGCTTGAAAGACAAGCTATCATCTTTAAAAGATACTATCGGAATTTTTACTAGGAATCTCAATCCTAAATCTGCTAGTTTAAAGACTTTTGCAAGTGGCGTAAGTGCTATGGCTAAGTCTTTAGAACTCTTAAAAGGTACTGCTAGTAATATTGCCAGTATCACAAATGTTTTTGGCGATTTGAGAAGTACGTTATCAAAGGTTGATTTTGTTACTATAAGTAACGAGTTGAAAAAAATGGCTGACGCTACACAACCGTTACGTCAATTCAACACTACTTTAAACACTTTCGCAAGAATATCAAAAGATATTACAAAAGGCAATATAAACGTTGGCACAACTTTATCTCAACTTGCTAATGCTTTACAAAGTATTCCTAGTGATATAGGAACTAAAAGCACTCAATTAGAGACTTTAAGCAAGGCTATAAAATCTTTAGGTGCTAGTGTAAAAGGTATCAGTAACGGAAAGGTTGAAACTGCTATTAGAAGTTTAGATAGTGCGTTAGATACTCTTGACCAAACCTTTAGCAGTTTTGGCAGAAATTTCGGTAATACTCTTACCAATTTAAACCAGTTCTCTACCGCTATTGTTAATATGGCAGATGCCTTTAGACAGATTAAAGGTACGTCAGGTAAATTAAGCAAGTTTATTGACGCTTTAAATAAGGTTAATTTTAAACCTAGTACATACAAGGCGTTAGGTAATGCTTTTAAACATATTGCCGATTCTGTGCGTAATTTAAGTGCGTATAGAGATGTACTTGCAAACTTAGCAGTCATTGTTCCGAGATTAAATGCGTTACAAAGGACAGTCGCCTCACGTATCAGAGAAGTAGGCAGTTCTGCTAGACAGGCATCGCAAGAAACTAACTCTTATTTACAAAGTATCAAGAATTTAATGACCGATACTCGTAGATTAGGTGCGTTCATCTTTATTGTGATAAATGCGTTCAGAACGCTAAAAGAGTTTTCAGAACAGCTTGATAGAATGACTGTTGTTCGCAACAAGATACGTTCTCTTTATGATGATGAAAAGCAAGTTACCGAAATAACCGATGAGATATACCGTTCAGCACAAGACGCTAGAACATCTATGGATAGCTTTGCTACAACATTCTTAAAGGTTCAGTTGTCAACCGAACGTTACGGCTTATCAGCAGAACAAGCTATTCAAATTACCAATACGTTGGCTAAAGCGATGGTCGTAGGTGGTGCAACCGCATCAGAAACAGCATCCGTAATGTTACAGTTCTCACAGGCATTGTCAAAGGGTAAACTCGATGGCGATGAATTTAGGTCTGTAATGGAAAACTCTCCTGTACTTATGAGAGCGTTAGCTAGAGAGGCAGGCAAGGTTATGGGCGTAGCCAACGCAGGTCAGAAAGAACTTATGCAATGGTCACGTAAAGGTCAGTTGACCATTGACATTCTGTTACAAGCCTTGTTAAACGCCGAGGGTGAAATTGGTGAACGCTTTAATAGAACTAGCGAAACTATTGACCAATCCTTTACAAAGCTGTCAAATACATGGTCTATCTTTATTGATCAGGTATCTAAAGAAAGTGGTTTAAGCGATACCATTCACAAGATATTAGGTGGTTTAAACTCATTCTTTTCTACTATGGGTAATATGGTAGCAAATGTTGTGGGTCAGACTATCACTTGGGCAAAATGGGGGTTAAAAGTTTGGTATGCGTACAAATTAAGTCAGGCAATCGTATTTAAAATATCAAAAACTTATGACGCTATCAATATAAAGCGTAAAACAGGTGCAACAATTTTAAGTACAACTCTTGGGTTAGAACGTGCTAACAACAAGTTAAAGCAGGATGATTTAATCTTACAAGGTCAGATAAACAATTCTGATAAATTACGTGAAGAATTGCTTAGTAGACAGGCGATGATTCAACGTCAAATGGATAATAGACATTTGTATTCAATAGATCAGCAAAATAAATTGTTATTAGAACAAGCGTTTATACAAAGACTTATTAACAAAGCTGGTGCTAAAGGTACTGTTATAAACGAAAAAAACATGGAAAGCATTTCAGAGTCGCTAGGTAAACAGTTTGGTGTAACAGGTACATCTACTACTTTTGGTACAATGGCTTTAAAAGGTCTTTGGGAAATTTTGAAAAAGATTACCGTTGTGTTGAGTAGGCTTTTAATCGGTTTTATGGTATTTAAGTCTGTTACCGCAATATTCAGCAATTTATTTAGTGTTGCTAAATTATCAGGCGAGGCTTTAAAAGGCAACGTAGATGCAATAAATCAATTAAAAGACGAAGATGTAAATCGTTGGCAACGTCTTGCTGACAGCATTTATAATATGACTGGCGTTGATTTTGGCAATATTAAGCAATTACGTAACGAAGTTGATAAAGCATTTGCTGTTCAGGTTGGCGGTTACACCGATAGCTATGCACAAGAGGAAGTACATTGGCTTAAAGAAATTTTTAACGCCGTAAATAATTTGGCAGATAATCTTGGGTATGGTATCGCAAAAACTTTAGAGACTATACTAAATCCATTTTTAGGCAAATCAGCTAGTGAACGCTCTGCGACACTAACAGGTACTATTTTACCTAAAGGAGAAGAATATCTTAGTAAAACCATAAAGACAACACAAGCATTAGGCAATAACGAAATACGTCAAGAGCATGGCGAGGGTTTGTTACGTGCCTCAATAATGCAGTTTAACGAAATTGAAAAGCAGTTAAGACAACTCGGTTTTAATAAAATGGCTGAACGTTATCGGTCATTATCCATTCAATTAGAAAGTTTACGCAAATCAGATTTACTCGGTTCTGCATTTGAAAAAGGTAACAAGGTTGGTGAAAGCATTGTTAACGAAATGCGAGACTTAGAAAAAACAATTTCTGATTGGTGTAGGCTTACAAAAGGCAAATACGGTGGTAGCGTGGTCAGTGCGTACGGCGAGGTTACTAACGCAAGTTCTGACGAAATCAATGAATTAAAACTGTTTATGAGGGAGGGTGTTAGTTCAAACACTTTGTTGGCTCAAAAACAACAGATTGATAAACTTAACAAAGATGTCTTTGAACCGTTGGATAAATTGCGTGGCGATTACAAAAACGCTATGCAAGAACAAATCGGACAACTTAATCAACAAAAGCGTTTGCTCGATTATGCCATTGACAGTTATAAAAATATTCCGTCAGAAATAGACAAAATTACCAAAGAACTTCAAACGACTGAAAACAAAATATCTGATGCTAAAACAGCAGGGCGTATTGGTTCAGCTTTTGGAATATCTGTTAATTCCGAATCTGATATTAAAGTCCTTGAACAACGTATTCAATATTTAAACGAAGAACGTGAAAAATTAGAGCTTTTGCAAAAAGATGAAACCACATACAATAAAGCGTTAGAGCAACGTAAAGAAATAGAGAAACAGTTAAAGTTCGCACAAGACGAATATAACGAAACTTTGTACGGTTTTTCATCAATGCTTAAAAATGTTGCTACTGGTAAAGAATTGACATCTCAACAAGAATGGCAAAAAACACTTGCCGAAACAACTGTTAATGTTCCACTATCCGTTGAGGGTGCTAAACAAAAATCGCAAGAGGAATTTGTAAAAACTCTTAAAGGAACTGCTAACACTTTTGAAAAGAACATGAAATATAACACGTATGCGTTAGAGGCTATGCGTAAGTACGGCTTTAAGATAGAAGTGGTTCTTGATAATGCTGGCGGTGGTAAAGTTGTTATGACCAACGGTAAAGACAATCCTATTGTTCTTAACGAAAACGAACTTGCTAATCCTGAACTGGGAGTTGTTAGTGCTACTAAGAGATACGAAGAACAAAATCCTGAAAAAGATAAAACAAAAGTTGGTAGAAAAGGTGGCGGTGGCGGTCGCAGAAAAGAGTTTGAGATTGATTGGCTCGATATGCGTCTGTTAGGTGATAACTTGTATAACTCTAAAAAGCCTAAAGAAATTTTAGATACTTTTGAGAAAATGCAGGGTGCTAACAGAAACTTATTAGGTATCGACACTCAAAAAACTAAGTGGTACGCTGAACAGCAGAAATTGTTAGAAAAGGCATCCGAGGCTAATCACAAAATTAGCGAAGAAGACATGAAGCAATATGAATTGCTGTGGTTTAAGCGTCAGCATTTAGAAGATGTGTTGAATAAGCAACTCGATATTACCGAAAGCCTTGAAAAAGAAAAGAATGATTACAATCTTACTAAAGAGGCTTTAGAAAAGAATATCGAACAGTCTAAAGCTATGGGTGTATCTGCACAAGCGTATCAGGAACTTTTAGAAAAGCATCGTGATCCTTTAGAACAGATAAACTATGAACGTGAGAAAGAACTTAAAAACTTAACGCTTTCTGACGAACAGCTTAAAATTCAAGAGGAATACGAAAAGCGTTTAGAGGCATTACGCAAGAAAGCAGGTAAAGACGAAATTACCAATACCATGAAAATGGCAGAGATGTTAAGAGCTAAACTCAATCTGCGTAAAGAACTTGTACTGACCGCCAAGAAAGAAGCTGAATACGGTGAGTTTGGTAGAAAGTCTATCGGTATGAAACAAATTGCTGAAAACGAGGGTTGGGCAGAGGCTTTTAAGGAGGGTAACGTATCTAAAGAGGGATATGCACAACACATGTCAGAAAACCTTGATACGTTTATGAAATACTACTCTCAATTCGGTAAGACCGCACAAGGCGATAGTTTCCTTAGATCTATGGGTCTTAATGCCGAAGATTGGGATGCTTGGAGTCTCGCAGGTTTAAATGCTATCGGCAAATTAACCGAGGGATTTAACGGACTTGCTTATTCATTGTCTGATACATTAGGTAATGCCTTAACAACATTTACCGATGGTTTTGCAGACAGTGTCGCAAATGCTATTGTGAAAGGCGATGATTTTGCTGAAAGCATGAGAAATGTTGCTCAAACTATTGCCGTAGATTTGATAAGTTCTATTATCAAGATGGGTATTCAGTGGGTGGCAACTCAAATAATGATGGCAACCGTAGGTAAGGCTATGGAGGCACAAGCCATGACAACCACAGCAATAACCGCAGGTGCGTATGGTTTGATGTGGGCGTTACCTGCTACTTACGCAAGCGTTGCAACACAAGGCGAAGCCGTTGCAGTCGGTCAAACAGCTTTAGAGGGTGCGGTAATTGCAAATCAAGCACAAGCCTTAATGCAACTCTACACAGGTGGTTACACAGGCGATGGTGGTAAATATGAACCTGCTGGTATTGTGCATAAAGGTGAATACGTGTTTAATCAAGACGATGTAAACCGTATCGGTCTAAGCAACTTAGAGGCTATGCACAACGGCACTATGGGCGTGACTAATAATTACAGCAACGTTTACACCACTAGCGAAAGCGGTGGAAATAATGTCAGCATTGTTAATGTTGTTGACCCAAGTCTTGTTAAGGCTTATCTGAATACTAGCGAGGGGCAGACGGTAATTCTTAATACCATTAAGAACAATCCTAAGACCTTGAAACAGATAGTCGCAACGGCATAATCTGACAAACTTATCAAAGGGTGACTCTAGTAGTTGCCCTTTTTTATTGCCTTTTGTTGTATGGTATAATTACTAGAGTTTATGTAAAGGTGATTGACATGAGTATAAATTTATTTTTGCGACCATTGGCAAGTGCTAATATAGAGTACGAATACAAAACCAACGTATTAAGTACCTATAATAATTTAGAAGATAGAATTGCACAGAGAGATGTGCCTAGAATTACTTTTAATTATTCGTATATGCTGAATGATTACGGTATGACTAATGAATTGCAGAACGCTTTACAAAACAATGGCTCTGTAAATTCCTTTTGGTTGCCTGACTGGTTTGCTTTTGTTGAGGTTGAGAATATTGTTGCAGGCACAAATACTGTTGACATTGATTATTATAACAGCCTTACAAAAGGCGAGTATGTGTTAGTGTATGCCGATGCAAATAATTATGAAGTTACGCAAATTGATAGCGTTGACCGTAATAGCACAACTTGTACCATAAGTTTTGATACTACAAAAGACTTTGCTCATGCCTGCATAATGCCGTTGTTTGAATGTAACAGTGTTGCCGATAACAAGACTACCTACATAAACTCTCTTACTAATACTTTCGGTGTTAGCATGATGGCTAAACAACCGCCATTCCCTAACATCTTAGACCATGATGTAACATTCTTAGGTCACGATGTTTTCTGTGATAATTTCAAGGTTCTTGCAGAGGATAGTGAGGGTCTAGAAGTTAACGCAGGTCAGCAAATTCAAGAGAACGACTATGAAATCGGTATTCGTGATAGATTTACGTTCTTTGATAGAATGTATAACACTTTCGGTCTAAACCTTTGTGTTAAACAGAACGAACTTGAATATGTAAGAAATTTCCTTAACAGACGTTGGGGAATGACTTATGCCTGCTTTATTCCTAGTGGTTCATGCGACTTTACTAAGGTTGCTCAAACAGGCAGTATCGACAATGTGTTGAACGTAAAACATTCTACCTTTGATTTTACTCATAGACCGTACATAGCAATCCGTCATGGTAATAAAGTTACGTATGCGAAAGTGCTGAATGTTGTTACAGAAGATAATGTTGACAGCTTAACCCTTGATACTGATACTATGTTAGAAGTTGTGTTAAATACAGACGAACAATGCGTATCAAAATCGCTTGTAACTGCTCTGAATTGTACGACATTCGACATTGACAGTATTCAGGTACTCTACTTTGCCCGACTTAATTCAGACGCTTTCTCGTTTGAATTTGTCGGCAATTCTGATGATAACAAATGCGTGTATAAGATAGAACTGTCTTTTATCGAAACAGAGTTCTATGACAGCAGTCTTATCGACTACAATAATTATGACGGCATCGACACAGACGAACGTACTTTGTTTGAAGTCAAAGCAACTACCGATGATTGGCATAATATCATCAACGATAATAAAAAATCTCATTTTGCCTCAACACAGTCAACAGGTGGTATTGCACCTAACTTAATACAAGGTAAATATGACGGTACTTATGCCTTTGCTAATATGTCAATCGTTGATACCGAACCGTACATACCGCCTACATCAACCTCAAGCGACCATTGGTCAGACTTGTGGATGATAAACAGGGATGATGATTTCTGTCTGCAAGTTGAGGGAATGTTTGTAACACCTACCGTTACTCCTCCCGAAAATCAGCAGGTTTCTAACTGCTCGCTGATGTTGTCTATCGGAGACAAAAATGAGTATTACGGTATTTGTATAAAACTCGCATGGGTGTTCGATAGATACTACATAACAGTCAGCTTTGACTTAGACACCCAAACGTCTAGTGGTAATGCCGATGTAGATGCCATTGTTCTTGATAAATATGACGGTGATTTATTCGACACTTTCCATGAGATTGCTATTCAACGTACCAATGGCGTTTCATACGTTTATTGTGACGGTCATTTATGCGGTTCTACTATGACTGCTAAAAATACTAGACTGTTCAGAGCGTATGCAAAAAGAGGTTGGGGTAAGTATTTTTATTTAAACCTCGGTAGAACCCTAACATCTTATTCTGCAACTTATAACTCTTACACCGCATCATACGTTCAGCAGGCTAGAGTTACCATTAAGCGTAAAGTCTACACTCATACCGAAATGGGTAAAATGAACAGACAGTACAGGCTTAATGATTACACTCTTACGCCTACTGTTCCTATGGACTCTGCAACAGTTCTGTATGAAAAGTTTTTGGAAAACGCTGTTTATTATCGTTGGGTGTTATATAACGGTAATTATTATTCTCCTGACAATGTCAATACTGGCGGTTGTAATCATGCTGTGCATCCGTATGCTCGTTATCAGAGAACCATGGTTGATAATGCTGATGATGATTGGCGTTCATGGGTAAGAGAGTTACACCCATCTGACAGTGCTTACAGATTGTCACAAGGTCACGATTTAAGTAGACATGCTTACTATCCTATCAACTTTAAACTTAAAATGCCTAGAATGTGGCATAAAGATTTTTGGATTGATTTTTCAATGTCAAAAATTGGTAATATTACTAACGGCATGACGCTCTTAAATCAAGATGGTATCTTCTTGAAAGTTTGGGTAAATTCTACTCAAACTAAGTGGATGGTTACAGCATTTTATGAACAAGAGCCTACCGAGGAAGTTGTCAACATTTTTGGTAAACATTGTGATAATGGCGAGATTATGAACGTGGCTATCGCATTAGACAGTCAGAATAATGCGTTAAGAACTTTCATGGATGGTATGGAAGTTAGCGTACTAAATCTCACTTATTACATGGAAGAATTTAACGAACGTGCTTGCATTTCTTTATATCCACTTTACATTGACCAATGCAATATAAAGTTGCACACATTCAGAATTGTTGACGCTTGTCTTGCTCATGCAAGTTATACCGTTTCAGACTTGGATAAATTAGGTTTTTATACAACCTATTTTGACATTGAGTTCGGTCAGAGAGAGGAAGATAAATATCCTTGCTTACGTGTAAAGGATATAGAGGAAATCTATCCGCTTGCTGATATTTACGGTGTGATAAAGAATACAGAACGTGTTAAAAATTATGCTATCACTTGGTCTGATGGTACTAAAGGTGCTACCGTTGTAAATCCAACAGGTAATACTCTTTACACCTGCGTTGTCACCGACTTGTCAACAGGTCAAAAAGGTTACGGTTGGTATTATGTACCTAGTGGTTTTACAGGTAAAATCTGTGAGACAGACTTTTCATATTCTTTATCGGTAGATTCTAACGGTGATACAGTTAAGACAGACCATTTCAGTGCAAAGAGATATAACTTTTTAACTCGTGCATGGGAAAATTATACAGTCGGTAAATACGGTTCTCCGTATATAGATAACACTGAAACAAACGGTAAAGGTAAGTTCTACCTCAAAAGGAATGGGGGCTACGATTATTTCATAGACGTTTTGACAAATGAAACGCTTAGACAGGCAGGTAGTAGTTCTAATAACGACTGGTACGCTTATCACCGTTTTTATGTAGACCATTACATTAAACAGATTGAATTTGTTGTTATCGGTGATTATGACATTCCTACTTATATTCACAACAATATGTGTTACGAATACATTGAAAATCTGTTCACATGTCAGTCAGAAATGTGCGATGATTATGATGAGGCTACACAACGCTATTATTGGCATCGCTACACTGATTACTATAACGGTAGCGGTTCTACACCTGTGTATGCACAACATCAATCTGTAAGTCGCAGATGGTATTCAAGTTCAAACTTAAAAACTAGCATAACATCTCGATACGAAAGCAAGTATAAACAAGGAATTAAATACTACGGCATGCACTTATCTTGTGTATCAAGTTCTGTATTATCAGGTTATTATCCCGATGTTGAAAACGAGCAATATTATCCGTTAATGTTTACGAACTCGCCTAAGCCTATACATGTAGTGCTAGAGGTTGAACCTATGATTGTTGGTGGTGGTGCTAGTGGTTGGGACATACGTTGTAATATTACGAGTTTTATACGAAACTTTTGGATTAACGGTAAGATGTATGATGGTTGCAAATTACTGAAAAACCTTGATTGTACTAATATGACTAACGTTCATTATAACAAGTTACCGCAAAATCCCAAAGATTTTAGAATGTACCCTGACGGTTATAACGACCTCATCAGATTCTTGTGTATGGATTATTATCCTCATGCGGTTGACATGTCGGGTGGTACAGAATTTTTTAACAATACTTTAGGTGCTATTGCAGGTCGTTTCGGTGATTACGCAAATAATAATAGTCCTGACGGTGTTACGGATATAAAGTTGTATAATTTCCGTAAGTACACAAAAGACTTTGATGCTAGTAAGCTACTCAAAGGAACTGGCAGTAGACCTATGACATGGAGGATATAATGTTTGCGAGAGTAGTATTTTTATATTTAATTGAATACGGAACTGAACAATACTATTACACTAACGGCAATAGAGATGTGCTGTTTAACGGCAATACCTACAAAGCAGTTCCTATTAAACATGGTGACTTGGAAAATAATGGTGATGAAATTACTAAGTCTAAGTGTGAACTCACTATCACTAATCAATGTGCATTTATCGAAAAAATGTTACAGCAGTACGATGCTTTTCTCACAACAATTAAAGTTATGAGATACTATCTTAGTACAGGTGATGTTGAAAGTGAATTTATCGGAACTCTATCTACAATAGAATTTTCCGTTAAAGACGCTAGTTTGTCATTCGTAAACATTTTGTACGAAACACAACGCATGGCTATGAGACTTGTTTATCAGAGACAATGCCCTTATGCTTTATACGGAAGTCAATGTCGTGCTATAAAACAGGATCACGAAATTTCAACTTTCGCATCTCATTGGACTAGAATTGATAATTATCGTCTGCAATACTCACAGACTTTGCCCGATAATATAACAGGAGGTATCGCTAAACTGCCTAATGGTGCGGTTAATTTTATCCGTGGGGTTGATGCTGAAAACCGTATCATTACGTTGTCTCAACCTGTTTATGAGTCCTCATTAAACGTAGAAAACAATCGGTTTTTAACTTTGTATCATGGGTGTGATAGAAGTATCGAGATGTGTCAAAACCGTTTTAACAATTCTGATAATTACGGCGGTTTTGTTTTATTACCTCTCGATAATCCAACCACCAAAAACCCTGCTGGCGGTTCTAATGATACAATATCAGCTAACGATTTGAAAAATTATTTAAACGAACAGTTAGGAGATTAAATGGGTGCAAGTATTGTAATGGCTATCATAGCCTTAGTTGTGGCAATCGTAGCTATGTGTATTGCCATGAATCAAAAAGTCAGTAGTGATAGTTCTGCCGAGAGTTCACAACCTAGCTCCGAAGAGGGTAGAAAGGTCGCTATTGTTCGTGGTACGGCTTGGGTGAAATCTACCCAAATTACTGTTTGGACTGATACTTATACCACAGGCGGTTCATAAAAAGTGGTTAATAAAAACGGTTAAAACAGTTTAATAAAGAAAGAGGATAACATGATTATTTATTTGGATGATTGCTTAAAGGTTGGCTATTGTACTAGCGGTGTTGTGAATTATCTGAAAAAACATGATAAAGACATTCAGGATTTTTTCGCTAACGGTATTGACAGTTCAGAGCTACCCGATGATATGCTCGTAAGAAAGGTTATAAAGTTTAAAGATAAACAATCTAATAAGACGGAGAATAAATAATGGGTCATAGAAAACAGCGTGAAGCAGAACCAGTCAAATATTATGCGACTATGGAACAGGTGATTTGTATGTCACCTGTTGACGCTATTGTTGAAATTGAGATAAACAGCGAAAAGGCGTACACTAGACCTATTACTCAAAACGGTGGATTTTACATTGATAAACCCGAATTGTTTGGCGGTAAAAATTCTGAGGGTGGTGTGCAAGGTTGGTGTGAAGCAAGGTTCGGTCAACCGTGGCAGAACAAAAGTTCGTATCTAGCCGAAAAGGTCAATCATGTTTTAAGTGCTACAAGAGGCGTATTATCTGTTGTGGCTAAAAACTTTTATCTTGGCAATAATCCGTATGCAAAAGCGTGGAATTTCCGTATAAAGTCAACGTTGAAAAACTATGACTACTCTGATATGTGGTATAAGGAAAAGGCTACTATTGCTTACGGTTATAGTGGTGTTAAGTTTTCTGTTCTAAAAAAAGAAGATAACTCTAGTGGAAAGTATTGGCACATTACATCAAACCGAAACAATGATGTTTTATTCGGTTTTCAAACTCATGCAAGTGTAACACCATTAACTTTATACTTTTCTGAATCTGCCGAATGTTATGATTATCGAGCAAGTAATTTTAGCGTAAATGATACTCGTAAAATTACAAATCAAAAAATGATTTATGAAGTTGTTGGTGGTTATCCTCATCCCGATAATACGCCTGCTAAGATTATATTCCCTATATCAAGCTCACAATACTATGACCGCAATAAATATGTTTCCGATAATTATCTTAACGATTTGACTAAACACGCTACAAACAGCTTTTCAATTCCGTTAGGTGGCTGTCCGTGGGCGAGTTATAACAACGGCAAGTGGATTGTAAAAGTTCCTACATCTGCAACAAACATTTCATACGTGTTCAATGCAGGTGTTCGTAGGATTGAGAGAGGCGGTCATTATGGCTCTAACGTTATCTATATACCTATTGACGGAACTATCGCAACTGAAAGCTCTAATTATCGCATGGTGTTTACAGACGGTATTGTTGTCTACACAGGTAAACGGACTGATACTAACAACTTTGTTATCGAGGGTTATACCGTTCCCGACAACAGTACAACCAAACAAAATACTCATGGTCATACCTTAACGACAGGCAGAAGTTTCTTTGCTACTACTGATACTATCTATGCTTTTGGCTGTGATAGTGAATACGCTCGTACCTACATCTTAATCAAAGACGAAAATAACAAATACAAGATACGTATCATTGATAGTGATACTTTTGGAATTATCGAAACGATTAACATTCACCCACTAGATACTTTTGTTCAAGACGATTGTTATTTCCTTTTAACTAAAACCTACATGGTTTGTGTTTGCGGTACTGATATAATCTCTATGAAACGCCACATTGAGATTAGGGGTAATTATGACGATTCACAGTTAGACTACAATCCTGCTCACGCAATCCGTGAAGCAATCACAAGTAAAGTATGGGGTTTAGGTAAAGACGAAAGCGTTATTGACGATGATAATTTTAAAGCGGTGGCTGATACTCTATACGAGGAAAAACTTGGCATATCATTTGTATTTGAAAGCTCTGATAAGGTCACTGATTTTATTCAGGAAGTTTTAAAAACAATCAACGGCGTTCTTAGAATTGACAGAGCAACAGGCAAGGTTCAGATTAAACTTTTACGTGCTGACTACGACCCTGCGGATTTACTGACATTTGATACTACAAACGTTTTAGAAATCTCTAACGTTAAACGTACTGCTTTGAGTGAATGTATCAATCAAGTAACTTGTAAATACGTAAACTACAAAACAGGTGAGCAAGCATCCCTCGTTTTACAAGACTTGGCTCTTATGCAAGCACAAGGCGAGACAATCAACGCAGACTTTGATTATAAATACGTATATTGGGCAGATACCGCAAATAAGTTAGCACAGAGAGATTTGTATGAAGCAAGTTCACAGTTCTTTAGCTGTAAATTACAAATCGGTTTAGTCGGTAGATTCTTAAATTTAGGCGATTGTATCAAGCTGAATTTCCCACATTTAGGTATAGAGAATTTAGTGTTCCGTGTACTGAAAATAACTTACGGTGGTTCTTCAAGTAACGAGATTACTATCGACTTAATGCAAGATAAATTTTACATGCCGAATACTTTAGGTTATACACAATCCCAATCTGACATTCCTAGTCCGACTGCTACAACAGGCATCACGTACTCAAATATCATAGAAATGCCGTATTATCTTTTGCATAAGTTCGGTGTTGACGTTGATTCTATGCTGACTAATACTAACGGCAACGGTGGCAAGGCAGGTTTCCTTATCAGTTCATGGGACACGCTTAAAATTGACGGTGTTATTCAGTTCTACGGTGGTGACAGCGGATGGACTAACATCGGCGATATGAGCAAGAATGATTTTGTAAGTACATGTGTATTAGCAAACAATGTTGATATTCTCGATGGAACTCTGCAATACATTCGTGCTAGTCAGTTATCGAAAGTCAACAGTTCTTACATCGGTTTCCTTGATGATGAGATTATCGGTATCGGTGAAATTGACAATGTAAACAGCGAAATTTATATTGCTCGTGGTTTATTTGATACTGTACCGACAACTCATACCGCAGGTAGCGTTATTTATCTTGTTGCTATGACTGATACTGGTATTATAAATGCTAATACTATGTTAAACGTTCCTCACGAGTTCAGATTACCTTATACTAAAGGTAACGAAACGCAGGACTTAAACGAAACATCTGTTCAGAGCATAACTTTTGATAGAAGATGTTATAGACCTTATCCAGTGGCTTGTTTAAAATGCTATAATGAGTTCTTTCCACCGTTTAAGAAATACGACATGTATTACAATAGTTCATTGACTTGGAAAGCACGTAACAGACTTACACAGCTTACAGATACATACTTACCGTGGATTAGCGATGATAATGTTACGGCTGAAAGTGGTATTTACTACGAGATTGTAATGACTAACGAAAGCGAGACAATTCAATACACCTACGCTACACAGGACTTATCTACAACACAGGCAATTCCTTGTGACATTGAACAGTACGCAAAAATTAAAATGCGTACATACAGATATGAAAACGGTCGCTACGTGTATAGTCAGCAGGCAGTAGTTATGGAGGGTGCATTACAGGATATTGTTCTTGAATTTGGTATAAATTCATACGCAACCCTTACATTAAAAAAGAACAGTAATTATCCTATCAGTGCTAGTATTGTTGATGGCGAGTTGGTTATTGAACTCAATGACAGTTTCCATACCACTTTTGAGGTTGATGAAGATAACAATTTGTATAGAGTAATTGAACGATAGAACAATGATTTATATAGAATAATGATTTATATAGAGTAGGTATAATATGACACAAATAAGAATACAAATGCCGTGGCAGTTGGCATATAAAGGTGAGTGGAGTAATAATACCGCTTATCAACCGTTAGAGTATTGTACGTATCATAATGCTTTTTATGTGGCTAAAATTGCTAATAGCGGTTATCCACCTGACGTTGCCCCTACACAAGATACGTCATATCGACAGAATGACCAGTGGGGTTTGCAGGGTTGCTACATAAGACCGCTACGTGACGATGCTACCGCTAGTTATATGAGTGTAATGCAACTGATAACTTATTGTGGGATGAGTCGTTATTCTATTGCTTACGGTTGGTATAGATTAAGTAAAACAGATTTTTTTAATAATTCTTATTTCAAAGACTTTTTCGGTGATATAACAAAGGGATATTAGACATGGCAAATACAAATACCATTACTATCGGCAAAATAGGTTTTAACACTTACATTTATTCGTCAAGTGCTACATACGGCAAAAACGATGTTGTGCTTTATAACAACAGCATTTATCTGTGTATTCAAGATAATAGTCCTGCGTCAGATATTGACGATACTACTAAGTTTGTGCAGGCTATAAAAGGCATTACTCCTAAAGGTGCTTATGATAGTTCTGCTACATACGGCTTGAACGATATAGTTATTTACAATGATAGTGCGTACATCTGTAAGACTGACGGTGTGACTGAATTACCTACTGATACAACTAAGTGGATGCAATTAGCAACGCCATCGCTTAACTGCGGTTTCGGTATAAACAATCGTTATGCTTTATCTGCACCTGACAGTGACTTGTTAGCCTTGTGGAATTTGTTTCATAATGGCAGTATGGATGGCGAACAGACTTTGTACGGAATGACGTTGGTAGACAATGATAAGGCTGTGCCTGTACTTGCTAATCCTGCACCTTATCACGATAGCTTAATTAAATATCAGTTGTCAGCACAACCTAACAACACAGGTAAGTGCAACGATAGCGGTATTCACGTAAACATACCGAGCTTTGTAATGAACACCGTAGGCGATGAGAGAACGTTCAGATTTTTAGTCTATTTTTCAAAATCGGGTACAAATGAATATTACATCCGCTTTGCAAGTCCTAGTAGATTATCTGCTGATTTCCCCGACACTAACAGTTATGCGTTGCAATTTGGGGTAGGAGGTTATTATTATTGGATAACCTTACGTGGGGCAGATAGCGGTTATGATATTGTTGATAGTTCTTCAACTGTAGGTGTTCAATATTGGTACAATCTGATACGTGAAAACAACGTAAACGAATTTGTGTTTACTTTAAAACGTACATCTAACGGATATGACTATCAAGTATTTATAAACGGTACAAAACAAAATTCAGGTTCATCAGGTTCAGGTACGAATAATAATGCTACAATCAGCGATATTTATTTAGGTACTTGTGCTAATAATTATTACGAAAAAACATGGGATAGAGGTTTAATTCAGTTAGAGGTGTATAACGGCATCAAGTACACCGCAGACTACACACCTGAATTTAAGTTATTAAGCGAGCCTACACCATGAGTAGACAATTTATAATTTACGTTATTCGGTGGATTATAAGTGGATTTGTGATGTTGCCCTTTATGTTACTGTTTGAGTATTTAGGTATAACCTTATCAGCAAACATTATCTTAGGGCAACTTATAGGTGCTTGTATCTTCTACAAAATTGACTCTTGGATTTTTAAATCATAAGGTCGTTCAGTCGCAGGCACAATCTTATCTAATAAGTTTTGTGCCTCATTTACATAATACTCGTAATCAATATTGTCTGTAATCGCTTGTAGTGGCTCAAAATCGCTCGCTATTGCACAACAATCTCCTTTAGGTACTTTTCTACCATTGGCAAATCGCAGAGGGTTTAAATCGTAATCCTTTGCCCGATAAAAACGAATTACCTCATTTGTAGCAGTACAATTAGCAATATTTAAGTAATCACATGGTAAACACTCCTTTAAATAATCTTTCGGCTCACCACCATGCTTTAATACGTTTAACACCATTTTATTTATTGCTAAACTGTTATTACTGCCACCCATGTCACGGTTCATACTGTAACTACCGATAGCCTTTATCTTGCCGTTGTTCTTAAACGTCATATAATTGTTTACGTCTTTTCCGTAATACTTTTCGTACACAGACTCCTCTAAAGTCAAGCCTGTTATGCTTTCCATGTGACGAGCTATTAGTGTACTGAAATTGTTATTATCGTCTATAAGGGTAAAGCCATCAGTGTTTATCGACAATACAGGCAATCCGTATTTCTCGCACATCTCTAGTATCATCAGAAGATAAAGCTGTCCTGTTAAGGTTATCTGAATGAATACTTGCGGATTGTATAGGCGTGAATATGCGAACCCAGTTTTACCAAATGCAGAATTTAAAATAAGTTTTAAACCTTTTGCAAGCGTAGGATTTACATGTTTCATGGATAGTCTGTATTCACGCAATTTGTTATACATCGTTACAAAATGCTCGCCTAACAAACGCCTTAGACATTGGTCAGTACAAATCAGACTAGGATAATATGAACCAAAATCCCAATCCTTTAAAATTGCATCTGCTGTAGAATGACCGTTTATACGAACATTAAATCCATGAATACCGCCTACACCTATCGTTACTTCTGTGCCGTTTACGACAAATTTTTTAGGTAACGCCTTGTGAGTGACGCTACCGTTCTTAACGATAAAAGGCTCTGATAATATCTCATCGAGAATAGCGTTCATTTGTGGTGTTTCAAACTTTAACGCTAGTGGCGGTTCATACTTGAATACCATTGTGGGTTGATTGTATGCAGTCTCTAAATTCGGTATAGTTTCAATTATTTCACTCGCAGGAGTATTGAGATAGTCCGTTCTGTATTCACGACTCAAATCTATCATCATGTTTACATCTTCGGTGAGATAATCGGTGTAAATTTTTAAAAGGTTTTGTGCCTCTAACGCACAGTTGTTCTTAATATTTCCTTTTAAGCTAACCTGCTCTATGCCTGCTCTGTAACAGGCAATCTTATACGATGCTTTCTGACCGTTCTGTTTTTTAACAAGATTAGTCATTCGCATGTTTATCGGCATTATCCCGAACGCTTTTTTACACCATACTGCTAAGTTCTTTTCCCATGATAATGCAATACATTTGTGATTAACAAAACTGCTTAATAAATGATAACTCTCAATATCTTGATTTAAAACAAAAAACTCTCTGTTAGTGTTGATTGCAAACAACATTGAATTGTCGCTTGTAACAGCACAACACCATTTTTCAAACTCTAAAAATTCACGTTCTAATTTGTAAATCATAAAACACCTATTTTGTGTAGCGGTAACTTAAATAACGATAGTGCCATTCTAAGAACAGCAGATATGATTTATAAGTTCTTTCACAATTAGGAAAATACGTTTTATAAAATAATTCCTCCCATTCGTGGAACGAACGTACTATTTTCTTGTCACTAAAAACATCATCATTACAAACATAATAATCTTCTGCGGTATCATATTCAAATTCTAATTCATCATTTATCATTTTGGCTCTCTAAAATAAAAAAGGTATTTGTTTCCAAATACCTTTAATATACCAAAAAAATTATAATCTGTATAGTAAATCATATTCGTTCTCGGACTTGTAAGAGAAAAAATATGCTTTAGTCACAGGTTTATAATCACCCGAATGTTTTAACAATTTAAAAAACATGATATACCTCACAAAATTCTAACATTCTTAGTATAACACATTTTTAACAAAGTGTTAAATCATCTCATTTTGTTTTGAAAATCTTTGCGTTAATTCAGATACCATACTGGTATCTTCGATGATAAACTGTTTCCACAATTCAAATTGACTTTTGTACTTGTTTGCAATACGTATCAAAGTAACTAACGCTATTTCATCATGATCCTCTAACACTGTGTTATACAAGTCTAATACACTTTCTAATGCTAAATCTATAGCGTTTATATGACTGTTTATTTCATCTAATCTGCGTGATATATCTCTCGATAAAATGTCGGTCAATTTCTTAAACCGTTCTAATTTTTCTTCTTCGGTTAAATTCTCTGTATCAGTATCTAAAATCTTGTTGCTATCCATGTTCACCACCTCTTGAAAAAATAATAGTTTGATGATACACTATCAAAATATTGTGGTCAACAAATAAATATTATTTAAGGTGAACTTTATGAAATTTGTCGTGGTAACAGGATTTCTCGGTTATATAGGTTTTAATCTTACTACTACTTTATTACGTTTAGGTTATAACGTCTTGGGTGTAGACAAGCGTAGAGAAAGCGGTGAACTCAAACGTTTTAATGATAGAGTCGGCGGTTGTGAAAACGGCAACTTTATCGAGTTTACTTGTGACCTTACTCGACTTGATGAGGTTGAGGATTTGCTTAAATTCTGTAGAAAACAACGTATCAAAAGTGATTGTTTTATTAACTTAGCATCTATGACTTCCGTTGCAGAAAGCATTAACAACCCTGCTCTCACAGTTGGCAATAACGTTCTTTTACAATACCACGCTTTACGTATCGCCACACATTTAGGTTGCAATAGATTTATTCAGGCAGGTAGTATCATGGAATACGGTAGCTTTACAAACTTTACCGATATTGATACTAGAGCATGGTCACCTTACGCATGGTCAAAGTCTTTACAAGAGGATATAATACGCTCATTCAATATGCTAGATTCGTTCGATACTCGTACAATCATTATTTCTAATCCTGTCGGCTCTCTACCTGCCGTTGACCCTAGCGGAAATATGCTAGAAAGAAATATCTCAAAAGTGTTAAAATATGGCGGAGAGCTTGAATTGGCTGTTCAGAAAAATGGTAGGCGTGACTTAGTTTACACTCGTAATTTTATCAGTATGTATGAACTGATGGGTGTGTTTATAAATGCTATAACAAGTTGCGATTGTAAACAACGTAATGAAACAATGTTTGCTGTTGTGCCTAATCCGTATGATGATTGTATTGCATTACATTCTGTCGTATTATTCGGAGAGTTTTGCAATAGATATAACCGTAACAAACACTCATTTAAATACGTTAAACCGCAACAAGGTACATACAGTACAGCAGAACAGCCTTGCTTATTAACGCTAGATAGACAGGCTTATCAGATGTATTTGAATGACATTCCTGACTTCTTGTTTGATGTGCCTAAATACTACAAGACATCCGAGCGTAAATATGCGATAGTCAGGGAAAAACTTAACACTATAAAAGAGACTTTAACAAAGTATGGCGATACCTGCGGTCAGGATAAAGCTAGGTTTGACCTGCTTTTAAACGCCATAAGAATTAACTTAGGGAACAAATGATGGATTATCAAATACCTTTTTCAAATGTTATTGATGATTTTTTACAGAATAAAGAATGTTTAGAAACGTTTTTAGATTGCCTTGATATATCAGAATTAAAAGGCTTAACCGACCTCCGAGGCGAGATTTTTGATTGGGATGAATTTGCTAGACTTGCACAATCCGACAAATACATTGACGGTTTTGTTATCAAAAATAATGATGTGAGAATTTACGTTATCAATCCTAGCAAACAGTATATAAAGTTTTGGGGGCATCGTAATTTCTTTACATGGCGGTTAGCTCAAAGACAAAACTATAAGCGTGACGGAACTATTAAATACGTTCTAAACTTTATCTTTAAAAATGAGTTTAACAAAATTGAACATTTTGATACCATAGACAATTTCTATGTGATAAACTTCTACATGAACAATGCTAATGAAAATGTTAAGAATTGGCTTAATGCTATTTATAATTTTGAGTCATAAAATAAAGGATATGTTATGAAATTAAAAGAACTTAATTCAGTTTTACAAGACTATTATTCTAAAGTTATCGGTGCGGTAGGCAAAGAGGGTATTCCAAAGAATATCAAGATTACCGTTGCCGATGGCAAAGTCAGTTTTCAGTGTACCGATGTTGAAATCAGTCTTACTGTTACCGAGCCAATCCATGATAATGCTATCGACAGTTGCGAAGATGGTATCGTGTGTATTGACGGAAAAACTTTCGGTGATATTCTGAAAAAACTGCCAAAAGAAAATTATGTCACAATCAAATCAAATGATAACGACAAGGTTACAATCTCTAGCGGTAAGTTCCGTAACAGTATCAAGTCAGTCGATAGTAGCTTATATCCTGCTATCGAACTTTCTCAAAATCAGCCGTATAATACTGCCGTTGTTAATGCCAAAAAGTTATCAGTATTACTGGATAAACAGAAATTCTGTATTGCTTCTGATAGCTATCGCATATTCCTAAGAGGTGCGTTTTTTAATTTTGATGGTAAGCAAATGAGGTTATCTACCGCAGACGGTCACTTATTGTCTAACTCTACAATCCCTTGTGAGACTGCAAACGAGTTTAGTTTTATTCTCCCTAAAAAGTCAGTAGACAATCTTGTTCAGCTACTTAATAACACAAATTCAGAAGATGTTACAATCAACGTTGCTCAAAACGGCATCAGAGTGATACAAGATAACATCGAGTTCTTATCCGTTCTGATAGACGCTAATTACCCTGATGTTACCACACTGTTTAATTTTACAAAGGATAAATCTATTACTGTAAACTGTAAAGAATTTACCGATGTGATTAAGAGAGCGTTGATTACTACAAACAATCTTAATAAAGCAATTCAGCTAAAATCTTCCGGTGAAACATTGACTATTTCAAGTCGTAACACATCAGGCGAACAGTCGGAGGAAACAATTAGTGTTATTCCTAACGGTAAAGATTTTGACATAGCGTTTAACGGTGAATATCTAATCAATATCATTAGCAAGATAGATACAGAGGATTGTGAGTTGATAGGTGGTAATTCAAACAATGTTATTGTTAAACCTTGCAACGCTAGTGAAGATACAAACTTTACAGACAATATCAACTTTGTGATAAGCCGTGTTGTAATTTAATTAAATCTGAATAATAAAAACCCTCTCGCATTAAACATGTTTGAGAGGGTTTATTTTTTTGCACATCTATGTAAGGTCATTATATCACGTATTCATCAAAACAAAAAAGGCGAGTACGCCAATACTCACCTTTAACACTTTAGGAATATATATGTCTAATTTAACTGATTTACAGATAGTATTATAACACAAAATTTTATAAATGCAAATCTAGCAATGTTTAACTCTCTTACTAAACTCGTCTAATTTCCCTTTGTTTACAGGTCGGCTGTTAATCTCTCCGAGGTAACCACATATTCTCCGCAGAGCGTGTAATTTAGCAGGGTCGCTTGTGCCACATTTAGGACAGGTGAACTTTCCATCCTTGAACACACTCTCACCCAAAAAACCACAAGTGCAACTATCTATCGGTGAGTTTATCGCAAAGTACGGAACTTTGTCATACGCATAATCCCATAGAGTTTCTAATGCCGATAGGTTATGTGACAAGTTAGGTGTTTCAACATAACTGATAAATCCACCGTTCGCCCACTTCGGATATGGAGACTCAAAATCAATCTTTTGGAATGGATTGACCTTTACTCGCACATCTAAATGGAATGAGTTTGTATAATACTCTTTATCAGTCACACCTGCAACAATACCAAACTCTTTTCTATCCTTATCTTCAAAAGTATGCGACAATGATTCGCTCGGTGTTGAATACAGTGAGTACCCCATATTCTCTGCCTTTTTCCATTCCTTACACTTGTTTGACAAGAACTCAACAACTCTTTCTGCAAAAGTCTGCATATCTCTGTTATCGGTTAGAGCATCGTCAGATAAGAACGTTTGATGTACTGCTTCATTCACACCTACATATCCTAAACTGATACTTGCTCTACCACCGAACAGATACGGATAAATGTAATCATCAGGTTGTAATCTCAACAATGCTCCATATTGCCAACAGATAGGTGCTTGTTTTGCCTGCACTGATTTAAGTCGTTTCAGTCTCATCTGTAAGCCTTTGTGAGCCAATTCGCACACCTTATCGAGTTCTTTAAAATATTCCTCAATTCTGCTATTAACATCAGTTGCTTTTAATTTTAGTGCTATTCTAGGCAGATTAACACTCACCACGCCTGCGTTAAATCTTCCCGAATATTGCTTTTCACCTTTTTCGTTAGTCCATTCACCTAAGAAACTTCTACACATTTTGTTCAACATAAGTCGCAACCTTATATCCGTTCTTTACGAACCGCTGTATGTCACCATACAGTTCAGACTATATCTTCACTATTTCTAGTGCCTACCATTTCGAGTGCCATTTGCTTGCACCCTACATCGCTACATTCATCACGATTAGTCGTTAGACATTAGATAAGAAAATTCATAATCATAATTGTTATTGCGTTCTTTCTTCAACACCATCGTAAGGCATTTTCTATTATACCCAAGCTGTTCTGCACATTGTCTAATGCTTTTAAACACAAGCACCTCTTTTGTGATTTTGTGAACAGCCTGAACCTTATGACAGCGTTCTCTAAACTTATAACAACCATGCTTATAACCGTCAGCGGTGTTCTGCTGATTTGTACCCCAAGTCAAATTTTCAGCACGACAATCGGTTTTTACATCGTTTTTGTGCATAACCTGTGGCAGATTGTTTGGATTAGGCACAAAGGCTTCTGCAACCAAACGATGAACATAATGTTCGTAACGCTTGTTGTTTTTATGTAAACCAACCTTGTAATACCCAGTAGTACCTAACCACTGGCAGATTTTAATGGTTTTGTTTTTCCTAACAGAAAACACTTCACCGTTTTCGTTTACATAATATCTTTCATATCCAACAATCTTTTTTAACATTTTCTTATCCTTAGTACGGTATTGTCTCAATGAGAGTTCCACCGTTTAGATAGGTTTTATATGAGCAGTTTTTAAAGTTTACCCATGCTCGCTTTAAAACCACCAGTGACCTTAACCACTTGATCGTAGTTGAGAACATCGGGGTACATTCTCTTTGAACTACATTCTAAAGCTAACTCTTTTATATCATAGTTCGGGTCTTGTGGCTTTAAATTCAATCCACGCTTTAATGTGAATAACAGTTTAGGGAAAATTGCTGTCTTGCGTTCTTTACCCAATCCTTTAATACGTGTTTTCAAAATCCACTTCTGAATTAACTTGCTCCATTTGCTTTCACCTAATCCAAAACCTAATGTCACGAATGGAACTTGGGCGTGTGAATTATGTGAACAGTTGATGGAGTACTCCAACTGTTGAAACGCATCTTCACACTCTTTTTCTGTTTTATCCCATGCAAGTCTATTGAGAATATTCTCATCTAAGTCAAATATACCTGCGTGTTCAAAATCTTTTTTAGTATTTTCTAGGTATCTGTTATAAGACTTTTCAACGTATGGTGCTAAAACCTCGTCAACCCTATCAACAGTAGTACCGCCGTAATTTTGTGATGATACCGCTGTGATAATCTGTGACATAACATTTGTAGCCACACGAATTGAGTTAGGTGTAGTAATGTGAGCAGTACCCATTACAAAGCCGTTTTCGAGCATGTCCTTGATATTAACAAGGCAACAATTTATGTAGCCACCAGCAGGAGAAAAACCTAGATCATGGAAATAAATATCACCTCGGATATGAGCATCAGCTAATTCTTTAGGAAGATACTGACTTAACGCCCATTGTTTACAGACTTCACTAGCAATAAAGTCTCTACTAGCACAGTTTGTATTACCGTCAATATTTGCGTTTTCATTCAATATCTTAGAACTGTGTTTAGAGTAAATGTCACTGATAATAGATTTAAGACTTCTAGCTGAATTTCGTTTCTCACGGTAATGAGCAAAATTACGCAAGGTATAAACACAACCGCACTTACCGAGAGATTGTTCAACCATGTCTTGTATTTCCTCAACGGAATACACAGCAACATCTTCGTTCTTAAATGTATTGCAAAGGCGTACAACCTGTTCGATAGCCATTTCAACAGGCTCATCGTTTACTTGTGCTTTCTTAATAGCACTCTTAATTTTTTCAGCGTCAAAGTCAACCTTTGAGCCATCTCTTTTAATCACTTTCATTATTTACCTCACAAAGACAATTAAACCGACCACTTAGGATCGGTTTTGGATAAAGTGTGTAATTAAATATATTACCACAAATTTATACTATGTAAATATTATTTGCAAATTCAATCATACGATTATCTCACTCCTTGTTCATTCTGTGATCTCTACGCCAAATGGAATCCACCTACCATCATCGCTTAATAATTCAAAATTTTTAAATAGGTGTTTTGGACTACCTGCTATATTATGACCAAAAAATAAACATCCCTCTCCCGATTCTTCATAGTTTTCATCTTCTTCAAGAGCATAACCTAGATACTTTGCTTTATAAAACAAAGTTTTTTCAACATTACATAATAAACATCTAACACAAATAAAATCGTCATTCCTTGTTGCAAGCATTTCTTCAAATTCTTTAATAGAAAATGGTCTGTATTTATTTTTTACCCATTCATCAGGTAAGAAATAAGATGATTTACCCTCAAAATCATCAGTAAATGCTACGACTCTTTGATTATCAATTTCTTTTAAAGTCGCATATTTTAATTGATAGTCAGTGGATTCTAAATCCTGAAATGCACAAAGATAATTAGCAAAATATCCTTTCTGTCCGATATACTTCTTTGCTATATCAACATCTAAGCAATCTAAAGGTTTTTTACCTTTAATGATTCTCTTATCAAGTTCCATTCTTGTCTCCAATTACTTTATACTATTATTTCGCTACCTGTAATTGTTCTAATAGCACAATCGAAATTCACTCGCTTGATGTAATGTAATGTCTCACCATCAACAAGTGTAACCCATTCGTGATTTATATACATAACACAAACACCTTTCTTAGAATATGCTTTAAAACGCTCCTGAACATCCCACCGTACTTCTTTAAGTTTTTGATATGGGTATTTGTCAAAAATCTCTTTGAATGAGTCTATATCAAATAAGCATCGTAACTCTGCTGATTTTAATTCTCTTACATAAGTTTCAGGAAAGAATATAAACCCATTAACAACAAGTTTTTCATCCTCATACAAGTTTAATAATTCGCCAACTGTGAGATTGTAAAAATCTACATAACTTTCATTTTTCATCTTTATTCCATCCAACTATTCTGCTACACTGTTTTTCCATCTTATCTCATAAACAGGCTGTGACGGAAAACACAGTTCATAAGTGTCAACAATCTCATATTCGTTATCTTGACAAACGTCTATGAAGAACATATCACTGTCACTTAGCATACCACTACGGAAACTAATTTTATGAGCTATATGGTTATCAACCATAACATAGACCCAACCACGATAACCATTATTCAGTAAGTATTCGATAAAGTCCTTAAATGTATCAACACGACGCTTAGTTTGCCTATCAACAAAGGCTTTAAAGAATTTCTGAAACTCAATATCTTTGAGAATTGTTATCGGTTCTGCATCTTTAATGTATTTTTTAAATTCGTTGAAATGCAAGAAAAAGTCACGTTCATCAATCATATTTCCATTTTTCCCATAAGAACCCAAACAATAAATCCGCAAGCTATCATTGTAATCGCACCTATCCCTAACATAATAAGGATTAAATCTGTCTTAACATTATTGATATAGTTAGCCAGTTCGTTACGATATTGTTCTGTCTTTTCTTCAAATTCATCACGGCAACCCTCGTATTTCAAACGTAATTCGTCTAACGCAGGTGTAGAACAGTTTTGTCTAGCAACGCTTGATACCATTACAACTATTACAATTCGATTATCATCGACTGAAAAATAATCGCCTATAACGTGTTTGCCATAAGAATCATCGGTAAGATGATTGCCGTACAGATTGTTATAACCGCTTTCTCGAATACGGACAGGGAATTTATTTTTATACTGTTTTAATCTCACCTCATATTCACAGAACAACATAATTTTCTCCTTATGTTAATGTTAAATCGGTTGACGGTAACGGATGTTCCATAAGCAGTTTTGTTAAAGCAGGCAAATTAGGATATGGCTCATCATCGTATTTGCTTAATAATACGACAATCTTTTGTGCGTCTTTGTCAAGAACATACTTATCGAACGATGCAAAATAATCTTTTACAACATACAAATCGTAAAATTCATTTTTGATAAAATACCACATCTTTTGATTATAGACAACAAAAACTTTGTTTGTATCTAATCCTATTTTCTGCAATAATTCAACATATTCACGGAATGTCATATCACACCGCCATTACACCTTTTATAATGCCATCATGCTCATAATTTAACAACTTAAAATCACTTGTCTTTACAGATTTTAAGAATGAGTCTATGCTACTATAATCAGCGTTCGCTGGCAACTCTAATTGTGGTAATTTGTGAGGTGTACGACTTAATTGTTCTTTTACTTGGTCAATGTGATTTTTGTAAATATGGCAATCACCCAAACTTGCAATTAGTTCGTGAGGAACTTTACCTGTAATCTTTGCCACAATATGTAACAGCAGAGCGTAACTAGCAATATTGAACGGACAACCGAGGAATAAATCATTCGACCGCATGTTATACATCAGGCTTAATTTATCGCCATCCACATCAAACTGATACGAGAAATGACAAGGTGCTAATGACATTGTTGGCAAGTCCGCAGGATTCCAAGCCGATACCAATAAACGTCTTGAAACAGGATTGTGCTTAATCTGTTCAATAACATTCTTAACTTGGTCTATCTCAACAGTCTGATAATAAACATTGCACCCATGAATAGAGCCATCTTGATTATACATTGGGTCTTTTATCTCTTTAACGCCTCTAAAACTTCTGAATTGACAGCCATAAATTCTCCCAAGTTCACCATCTTTATAGCCAAGCTGAACCCCTTGTGCATTGAAATTTGCAGTCCAAATTGTTCTACGTTCCTTTTCAGTAAGTTCTGCATAAGGCTTGTTATCGTTCTTAATCTCGGCTAAACGATGTTCATTTGTAGAACCCTCTAAGAACCATAGCAATTCTGATACGACACTACGCCATGCGAGAGCCTTAGTAGTTACCGCAGGAAAACCATCAGCCATGTTAAATCGTAACTGTCTGCCAAATACGGAGATTGTTCCTACACCTGTTCTATCATCACGAACTGTACCATTGTCTAAAACATCTTGTAATAAATCTAAATACTGTCTCATTTTAACTTTAATTCCTTTCTGTTATCTCGTAAAAATCTATCTTCAACAATGTAAAACCCTACATCATTAGCACTATCAACGTAAGCATCATAATAGATTACTCGCATCTTCATGTAACGTTGCAACTGTTTCCGACTAGGCTTTATATCATTAACGTGATTATAATCGTTATCATCACTTCTATAAACTATATCAAACTCACCCAATCTTCTTCTAGGAATTGTATGCTTAAAATAAGCCTCTCGAACATATCTAAGAAAATTCTTTTTAATATCAGGTGTGAATTGTAAGACTATAATGTCAGTATCTTTTGTGTTAATTTTAAGACGTTTTATCGCTTGTCTAAGTGTTTCAAAACCTTTACTATAATCCATGATTACTCCTTATAATCTGTCTCGATTTTAACGTTTGCCACGGTATAATTGCGACCGTACTTTTTCTCTATTTCAACCTCAACAGACCATGACAAGATATTTGCGTTTAACTGTTTTTCAGTGTAGTCATTAGTGTAATTCCCCGAATCGAGTTTCCCATTAACACTAAAGACTACAATAACACCGTAACAGTTAGCCTCATTAAATTTTTCTAACATGTTACGTAACATTTATTCACCTAAATTTTCATTAAGCCATTTTTCTAAACCTTTGATAAAATCATCAACCTCTTTTTCATAAGCCTTTTTGCTATCGCAATCATCTTTTGTGTTTTCTTTTCGTACTTCAATTCCGTTAAAACGTTCGATAATCTTTTCCTGTTCAGCAACCTTTTGACGTAATTCTGTGATTGTCTTTTTCAGAGTTTCAACATCGTTAGGATCTTCTACCCATTCGCAAGGTATAGCAAAACAAAAGTGCTTATCACCACTCGTAAACGGAGTAGGATAATCCTCAACTGATGTTAATTTTACCTTTGCACATTTATTAAGATTTTCAAACTGCTCCATTGCAAAAGAAACATAACACCATTTCCCTACAAACTCTTTTGCCTTTTTAATATCAAAGCAGGTAAGTGGCATTTTGTTAGGTTTGATTCTTTTATCTAATTCCATGATTATTCCTTTAATGTAAATAATTTTTCAACACTATCTGCTACCTTTGTAGCTGACATAAAACTTTTGTGCTTTTTAGACCATACCTCTACAAATTCGGGTGGCATTGAATATTCAGATACAAATAAATTCTTTTTACCTTTGCACCATTCGTAAAATTTATCATAATCGAACTCATTGTGACAGTATTTCTTTGTGTTTTTGTACGGAATATCACAATACACTACCGAGTTCGGCTTTATATCAACTTCGTCATAACTTTGATTAGTGCAACTTATATCTTTCAATCCTTTAATTGCGTATAAACGTTCCAATCCTTCCAAACTCTGTAAAATATTTCTAGGATTATCGGAATCACAATTACAATAATTTTTGATTTTGTTTATATAAGGTTTTAAAAATCTTTGAAATTCCAATCTCTTTATATGTAAGTCATCAGAAGAAAATACACAATCGTCTATGGGTACAAATTGTTCTATTTCAGTTTTGTTATTAAAGAATAAAAAATTATGTACTGCTCGTTTAAAACGCTCTTTATCCTTTGAATAGCAATAAGTCTTTAAATCGTTACCAAATGAAAAACAAATAGCAACGTAAGGATCTATTCCTTTTAACTTTTCAAAATCATCTCGGCTAATCCACCTATTCTCATTTTCAAATTCACCATTTACCGCCATTTTAACCCCTTTAAATACCAAAGGGTCTATCTCGTTATAATGAACGTATTTGTACTTACCTGATAGCACCGCACAATGACTTATCGCACCGCCACCACCGAATAAATCATAAAAGTGTTCAGCAGGAGGCATTTGTTCGATTATGTCTTTTGCTAGTTTGTTTTTACTGCCTTGATACGGCATCCCGAAATTCATTACTTGTCCTTACTAGGTTTAAACCATTCTAGTCTATTCGTTTCATAATTAAATCTGATAAACGGCGAATTGCGTTGCGTTAGTCCTGTGCCAAAATAATACTCATCCCTAACATCTTCACAAAGCGGATATAGAATATCGTGTATCTGATTTACTAAATCTGCGGTTAATTTCTTTTTACGAAAATCTGTTTGTAGCAACTCCTCTAACTGTATTCTGAAAACGGTTAAACCTAAATGATAACCGTTCTTAAAATCAGGAGATGCAAATCGTAGTGGATTATCCTGCATCTTTTATTACCACCTCAAATGCTTTATAATT